TAATATTAGCATTTTATTCCAATATGTTAAAAAGTTATACCTGATATAACTTTTTTTAATATCTAAAGTAATACATTAAGATTAACCTTTTATTAACCTTTATTAATAAAAGGTTAATAAAGTTATCCACAGTTTATTAACAACTTTATCAACAACTTACCAACATGTTAATAAACTGTGGATAACTTGTTAATATCCTGTTTATAAAATGTTAATGAATGTTAATAACTTTATTAATGATTTATTAATAAAGGTTAATAATATGTTAATCTTAATGTATTACTTTAAAAGTAATACATTACAAATTGTATTGTTAATATTTTACTTTAAGAGTTGAGTTTTAAGAGCTTTACATTAAAAGCAATACATTTTGTATTGTATTAATGATTTATAAACAATACAAAATGTATTGTTTTATTGATTAAAAGGGTTAATTTTAATGTTATTTTAATGAATGTTTTAATCATTTTAAGAGCCTTCTAAGAGCTGAAACCCCAGCAATTCCCAAACCTATTTAATCATTTCTCATAATTCTACAATATTTTTACTATGCATTTTTGTTAAAAAAAACAATACAAAATGTATCATACATAAATGCATAATTTTATTGAATTATGTATTTTTTATTGCAATAAAATTATGTGTTTATGTATGATTTTATACACAATTTTTTTATACTTACAATAAAATTTTTTACCCTTTTTTATTACAATAAAATTATTTATTGTATGTTAAAATATTACAGTGCAATAAATAATTTATACATATTATTATATATAAAAAATTTTTTAAAGGTTGAGAATATATTGAGAGTGTTTTGAGAAACAAAAGAAAACGGGGGGGGTGTTAAAAATTTTTAAAAAGGATGTTTTAAAAAATGGGGGGTGGGAGGGGGTATAAGACCCACTTAAATTAAAAATTTAAAATTAAAATTATCCCACCGCCGATTTTAAAATTTTTGATAGTTTTTAATAAAAAAGAAAATGTATGATAAAAACATAGCAAAATTTTTTGATATTTTAACTTTTGAGATGGTTTACAGTAATTTTATATATAACCATAGCTAAAAATATTCAAAACTCGTTGTAGCTATAAAATAATCCAAAATTTAACTATATTACTTTTTTGATATCTAAAACAGTCCCAAATTGTTTTTGGGACTAGGGAAAGTGGTTATTTTTAAGTTATTTTAGTAAAAAAACCTTGTAAGTCCCAACTGTTAGTTGGTTTTTTTACTAGGGAAAAGGGTGTATAATTCCTTAAAAGTCTTGTAATTTATTAGGTTTTTTACTAAAGAAAGGGTGATTTACACCTTTGATTTTATTTTAAACCCTTGTATTTCCTTGGTAAAAAGTTCTAGTGAAAGGGGATTTGACAGTAAAATATCCAAAAAAAGGGTAGGAAATGTAGGAATTTCCTAGAAAGGGATATAGTTAAGCTATCTAATTGGTGCTTTTTTTTACTATATCTTTTTTCAGTCACTTTTCACCAGAATTTTTTTTCCAAAATTTTTTTTACTACTCCTCTTATATAGGGACTTGTTTTTTGGATTCTAGGGATTTACAGGGTTCTTCACTTTCCACTCTAGGAAAAATAAGGGTTCGTTTTAGGGTGTTTTTTGGAAAAGTCAAAAATCTACTCTAGGGATTTCCAATACTTTACATTTTCAAAAAAGGGTGTTTTTGGAAAAAAGACTGGAAAATGAACCCAGTAAAAATCAGGGTTCATTTTTTATCTAAAGTGTGGTTTGTGGAAAATGAACCCTTATTTTTCCTAGAGTTGATTTTTAGAATTTTTAGGGTATTTTTTTAGGATATTTTTTAGTAAATTTTTTATATTTCCAACAAAATTTTTTAGCATTTTTCATTCCAACAAAATTATTTTTATATTACATAAATGTATAAAAATAGTATGCAATAATGTTAAATGGTTTTTTAATACAATGTATAACAATAAAATATAATTTGGTGATTTAAAATCAAACAAAACAATCTTTTAGCACATAATTTTCTTGATTTTAAATCATTCTTAGGTTATAGTTATTTTATCTTAAGTATTTTTTATAGTTTAGAAAATGAGGAAAGTTGATATGAGTAGTCTAAAGGAACTCACAGTTGGAGACCTTAGAAGTAAGATAGACAAAGACAAAACATATGATGAAGATGGTTTTGTAGTTGAAAAACAAGAAAATAACCATAACAATGTTGATTTGGAAGAATTAAAAAAATTATCTAAGATTGATAATTCTAATTATGAGTTAGAAAAATTTAGCGAATCGGTTTTACACATAGAACAAAAAAAGGTAGAACAATACGAATGCTTGCTATCACTAACAGAATTGTTAATGATAGACTTAAAAGAAGAAATTGATTGTTGTAAAGCTAGTAATTTACCAGTTCCAAAATCAGTTTATGAAAAAGCTAAGAGATTAGCTGATATATTAACACCAAGACAATTAGGAGGAAATAAAAAAAATGGATAAAAATAAGTTTAAAGTTGCTATAAGCAATAATGAGGGATATTACCTTATTAACTTTTGTTATGAAAAATTAACAGAAGAACAAAAAGATACAGCATTTGATAATGCAATAAATAATAACAAAGGACACTACCTTTTAGAATATTGTTATGAAAATTTAACAGAAAAACAAAAAGATATAGCATTTGTTAATGCTATAAATAATAATAATGGATGTTACCTTATTAAATTTTGTTATGACAATTTAACAGAAGAACAAATAAAAATAGCATTTGATAATGCTATAAATAATAATATGGGATATTCCATATTAGGGTATTGTTATGACAATTTAACAGAAGAACACAAAAATAGAGCATTTGATGATGCTATAAATAATAATATGGGAAATTTACTTTTAAGATTTTATTATGAAAAATTAACAGAACAACAAAGAAAGATAGCATTTGATGATGCTATAAATAGTAATGAGGAACATCAACTTTTAAATTATTGTTATGACAATTTAACAGAAGAACAAATAAAAATAGCATTTGATAATGCTATAAATAATAACAAAGGACACTACCTTTTAGAATATTGTTATGAAAATTTAACAGAAAAACAAAAAGATAAAGCATTTGATAATGCTATAAATAATAATTGGGGATATTACCTTTTTAAATTTTGTTATGAAAATTTAACAGAAGAACAAAGAAATAGAGCATTTGATAATGCTATAAATAATAATATGGGATATTCCATATTAGGGTATTGTTATGACAATTTAACAGAAGAACAAATAAAAATAGCAAAAGACAATTAGGAGGAAACAAAAAATGGATAACATAGAATTTGAAAATGCTATAAATAATAACAAGGGTTATTATTTATTAAAAGATTGTTTTTCAAAATTAACAAAAAAACAAATAAAAATAGCATTTGATAATGCTATAAATTATAACGATGGGGTTTATTTATTAGTTCATTGTTATAATAATTTAACAAAAAAACAAATAAAGATAGCTTTTGATAATGCTATAAATTATAACGAAGGTCACTATTTATTAGTTCATTGTTATAATAATTTAACAAAAAAACAAATAAAGATAGCATTTGATAATGCTATAAATAATGAAAGAGGTTGTTATTTATTATGTAATTTTTATGAAAATTCAACAGAAGAACAAAAAAAGATAGCATTTGATAATGCTATAAATAATAACAACGGTAGTTTTTTATTAAAATATTTTTATAGCAATTTAACAGAAGAACAAATAAAAATAGCAAAAGATAATTAGGATAAAGAAAATGTATAACAGAATAATAACAAAATTTGATTTTCAAAATCATGATGAAACTATATTAAATGTTAACAATATTAAGAATTTGAAATTTATAAAAAACAAAGATGATACTTACAATATGTATATAGAAGATGATTTGTTTTTAGAAAATGTAAGTTTGGATAACAAAAATCACATAAAAAGTTTCATAAAAACAGGTCACAAATGCGATGGTTTTAAAGGCTCTATGTTTTCTAACGGTTATGAATATGTAGAAATGTTAATACAAACTAATTTTTTAAAATTAGCGGCTCTTTATTTTATAGATAGGGTTGATGAATAAAATGTTTAAAGATAAATTAGAAAAAATTAAAGAAAGTTTAGGAAATAGTATTTACAACATGTTTGAATGGATATTTAAAAATTTTCCATTCATAGTTATTGTATTGTTTGGTTCTAGTATTATGATTATTGGTATTCAAGGTTGCGAAGATGAAGAAAAGCGGTTGAAGAAAATAGAAAATAGAATAGAAAATTTAGAAAATAAAAATGATAAAATTAGGAGAATGTAAAATGTTTAAAAAATTATTGAAGAACTTATTTTTATGGTTACTGGTTATACTAACACCTGCTATATTTTTATTTATTGTAGCTTTTATATGTGTAATTACAGGATATGAAACTCCAGAAGATTTATTAGAAAAGAGATTAAATAAAATAGAAAATAGAATAGAAAAATTAGAAAATAAGAAAGGTTTATAGAAAATGTGTGATTATAATTCCTTAATGATATTAGGTTTAGCTTGTTTTATGGTATTAGCTTGGTTGTTTTTATTGGTAGATAATAAGGATAATTTGGATAAAACGAATAGAATTATAAAAATAAAGTATGGTTTAAAAGTTTCAAAAACACTAATGATAAATACTAGTAATGTGGGAGTTTTTAAATTCATAGAAAATAATGGTTCTTATGAATTTTACATAGATGATATTTTCTATTTAAGTTGTATAGAAAAAGAAAAAAAACAACAAATAGAATGTTTTTTACAATATGGAGAAACTAGCGACAGAAACTATACAAAATATGAAACTATTGTTTTGTGGGTTATAAATGAAAAATTAGCAAGTTTAACTTATACAGGTATTATAAAAAAATGAATAGAATTATAAAAATAAATTATACAGAAGAGTCAGAGATAATATTTGTAAATACTAGCAATGTTAAATTTTTTAAAATCATAAAAGATACTACTTTTCATGACCTTTATCAATTTTACATAGATGATGTTTTTAGGATTAGTTTTATATCAGAATCAATAAAAGAAAAAATAGAATGTTTTTTACAATATGGAGAAACTAGAGAACATCCTCACACAAAATATGAAACTATTATTTTGAAGATTATAGATAAAAAAATAGCGAGTGTAAGTTATACAGGTATTATAAAAAAATGATTAAAATATTAGCAGGGTCACACGGTGTAGGTAAAACCACACAATTACAAAAAATAAAAACACATTTTGAGAAATCAAAAAAAGTAATATTTATAGAGGAAATTAATACAGCACTAGCTAATTTAGGGTTAGCAATAGATGGTAAGGGTAAAGACTTTGATTTTGTTATGCAGACACAGTTAATAGCACTTAATCTTGGTATTGAGGTTTTAAGCTTATTAAAAGAAAGAAAAGAAAATGTTTATATGGATAGATGTTTCTTAGATACTTTTGTTTATACAATGTATTTCTTCTTTAAACAAAAAGAAAATAGCGAATCATCTTCTTTGATTTTTAATATTATAAAAAATATTATTGAAGAAAAGATTTATTTATTAAAAAATGGTGTTAATATTTACATCTTAGAACCAAGCAAAGAGTTTTTTGACAGTAACGGTAGGATGGATAGAGATTCTCAGTTAGCAATACACGGTATTTACTTAGAAACAATAAAAAAAATGGGTGTTCCACATACAATAATAAAAACAACTAATGAAAATTTTAATAATATATCTAATTTTATAATATGTGATAAATGATTTGTTTTGACAAAAATTGTAAATGGTTTTAATATTAGGTATTGATTAATTTTTAATTAGGAGAAAATAGGAAATGGTAAAGGTTGAATTTTGTTTAGTTAGCTTGTTTGAAGAAATTAAAAAAGTTTGTATAAAAAAATGGGTTGTTGAAAATTTTGAAGAATTAGAAAAATGTAATAGTTTCTTTGAGGCTAAGGAATATTACCAAAATGAATTGATTAATATTAAAAATGATATTGTTAGATATTTTGTTTTATATAATAATCTTTGGGAAAATAGTTATGAAAATTTTTTAAAAAGTGAATGTTACACAGGGGTTGTAACATTTTTATCACAGTTTGGTATAGAATTAGATGTGAGAATGAACGATGACGGAACTAATTATGAATATAATACAGAAACTGACGAAGAAAATGTAAAATTTTTAGAATTATTAAAAACCATTTCAACTGAAATATCTTTAGTGATTTTTCATAATACATCTTTGTTAAAAAAATTAGAAGGAGAAACAGAATCTAATTTGAAATCTCATATAAAAATATAAAGGAGAAAATAGGAAATGGAAAAGTTTTTTGAAGATTTTTTAAAAAATAATATAAAAAAAATGTATAACAAAGAAATTTTAAGTCGTTTTAAACTTTACATGAGTGAAAAAAGACTAAGTAATATTTTTACAAAAGAAACTTTTATATCATATATTAAAAATATTGATTATCACACAAGAGTTATACTTTTTGAAGATATAATAAAAGACACAATTAAAGATTTGATTGATAAAGTTGTAAATGAAGAAAAAGGTTATGATAATTTTGTAAAAAGTTGTAAATATAAACAATATATTAATAATTTATTATCCTATGGATTAGGTTTAACAATACTATATTGGGGAGAACGTGATACACCATTTGGAACAGCGTATGAAAGAAAATTTATAATAGGGTATCAAAATAAAAATTATGGATTATTATTTAATAAAATTATTAAACAACTTAGTTTTTTGTTTGAAGAAACTAATAACCAAAAAAAATTAAAGGAGAAAAAATAGGAAATGGAAACAACTAAAATAGTTTATGACGAAAAATATACTAGAGGTATGCAAATTTTAGATTATATAAAAGAAATGAAATTTGAAAATGTAAGAGTAGACAGTTTATATGGTGCGCCTTTTTACTATGTTAATAACATTAAAAATGTTTGTAAACTTCACGGTTGTATAAGTGTGTCAATAAAAATAGAAAGTATAATTTTCAAAGATGATACTTTAACACTTATAACAAAGGGTGATATCATACAATTTCACAATGTTAAACTTATGGATGAAGTTGCCTTAAATGGAAACAAAAAAGTAAAAGTAAAAATAGAACTAGATTTATTAGTATTTGTTGATAAAAGTTTTGAGAATCACGTTATTTCTATAGAATTACCTGATGAAAAAAACAATAGGTTTATAGCGGTTTATGATTCCATTGTAAATGTAAGAGAAATAACAAATGTAGAAAAACAACATGAAAGTTTAGTAATTTTTAGCAGAACAGTAAACGATATTGTTATAACACCTTTTAAGGAGGAGGAAGTTGAAGATACAGGTATGTTTAATTCATACAGTGTGTTTTATACTATAGAAGATGATAGTTTAATAGATACCTTCTATAATAAAATAATAGAATTTCTAGGTAACAAAGAACAAATATTGAAGATAGGTGATTATTAAAATGATAAATAAATTATTCACAAAAATATTAAGATGTAAATATTACTATTACAAGTTTGACGAATCACTATTAGAAGATAGTATTTATGATAAATTGGAAATAGAATATAAAAATTTATTTGAAAAAAATAAAGACAAAATGAGTGATTCTGTTAGAAATAAACATCAAGGACTTTTAGATATGGTAGGTTTTGATGAAAAATATATTAAATATTTAACTGTTGAGAAAAAACAAATGGATTTTTTTAATACTGTTGACAAAAATTAATAAATAGTTTACAATTTATATTGAATCTAATTATTACCGATACGATAATTAGATTTACTCTTTCCTTAAACTCCAAGTAGTTAGTGCCTACTTGGAGTTTTTTATTTGACAAAAATTAATAAATAGTTTATTATTTATTTAAGTTGGTGTTATTAGAGTTTTCTTCCTAATTTCGCTAGTAACACTAGCTAACTAAAAAAAAAGAGGGGATTGTGTAAACTTCCCCTCTTTTTTTATCATAAAATTTTTCTGTTAATCAAGAAAAACTTATACAACCTTACCTAATCCTAGGAATAGTTAAATTGTAGAATAAAAAATTAAAATTGTCAAGATTTGATGTTTTTTTTGTTTGACAATTGAAAATAATATGTGGTAGTATGATTTATATTATTAACACCAAGGTAATTAGGAGAAATTGGGAAATGAAAAAATTTGTAATAAGTAATTCATTAACAGAAAAATACAAAACTAAAAAAGAGATGTTAGAAAAACTCTTTTTTAAAGGTAATGAAATTAATATCATTACGACAATATATAATGAAAAAGATATTTTAAATAAAAATGATAATTTATTTTTAAAGAAAAAACCTTTAAAAAACGAGGATGGTAAAATAACAATTGGTTTATCAAACACCGATAACAAAAACCGTTCTTTAGAATTTAATAGAGAATGTAACTGTTACACTTATAAATTAAATGTCAATCTAAAAAAAATCAAAACAATTGAATTAGAAAATTTATCAATAAATTCAAAATTTAATCCACAGAATCATATGGATGATAGTATAAGTGATATAGAAAGAAGTTACAATGAAAATAAAGATAAATTTTATATGAAAACCAAAGGTGGTGAAGAAATTGAATTTAAAGGTGATATTTTAATAAATGATTATGAAAATAAAACAGATGATTACAGTTTACAGCAATATCCAAATGGGTGGAATAATTTTAGCACAAGTTATTCTTTCATATGCAGGAGTTGTAATCTTTGGTATAGTTTTAGTATGAACAACCATTGTAGATGTGGTGATAAATTTGAAGATAATATTTTAAGAGTTAAGTATGATGAAGTTAAATCAAAAAGTTACGAAAACGAAAGATATTTTTTAACAAAATATAAAATAAATTAACCAAAAATTAAACTTATTAAATTAATATAGTAATATATTAATTTAATAAGAAAGGAGAAATTAGGATGATAGAAAGAGATGTTTACAGTGAAAACGCAGATTCTATAAATGAATTTGTAGAAGTAAGAAGATTAAACTTGTATATAGATTTTTCGCAGGAAGAAGAATAAAAAATGGATTTAAAAATAGATGGTAAAAACAATAAAAACAAAACTTTCAAAGTAGATTTTTCAAAAGAAGAAATTATTTTAAAAAGCTACTTTGAGTTATATTTTTTTAATGTTAATGATGTCTCCAAACAAATAGAAGAGATAACAAAAACAATGTTAGAAAATGGTTTTTACTTATCATCTAGTAAATTTAATATGTATAGTAAAATGAATAAATTTTATTATAGAATAGTTTACAGGATGGTTGTAAATGTTGAAAATAACTAAAGAAACAAAAATATACAGTGAAAAAAAAATGAAACTGAGATTAAAATACAAAATAAATTATTTTGTAACAAGAAATTTTAAATTGTTATTAGATAGTATTGATGTTTTTGAAAAAACACATGATATACTAATAAATTTAAAGAATAAGAGTTCAATTTGGGTTATATCCAATTTTGATAATGAGATTTACCAGAAAGAACTTTTTAAAGGGTTTTTAGAATTTATAAAAACCCAAGATATTAAAATAAACTACAAGGAGAAATAGGAAATGATAGAAAACTTAAGACTTAGTTATAAGCTAAATAACAAAATGAAACAACAAACTTCACTTAAACCAACGGAAGATTATAATGTAATAAAAATAATTGAAAAAAGAGTGGAAAAATTTAAAACATTTTTGTTTCACTTTATAAATGAAAAAATGGGTAAATTTATTTTACCTGACTATAATTTAAAAAAAGAAATTCAAGAGTTTTTTGTAGAAACAGATGCTAAATATTGCTATATTAATAACACAAAAGAAACTTTAAAAGATATATTTGATGAAATATTTGATGAATTAGTTAAAAATAGTGCCGTTTCTGTAACAGGTTTCATTGAATATATCATAGCAAGTAATCAAGATTTGGATTTTCATGATTGCGAGGTAGAACCTCAAATTTCAGAAGACGGTAGAATAATTTGGTCTTATGAGTTTATTTTTGGAGATAGACAATATGCTTTATTTTCTGATATAACTAAAAAAGCCAAAAACGATATGCAATCTATTATTGATAAAATAGTAGAAAATGAAGAATTGTTTAAAGGTGAAGTTATATCTTTAATAGATGAAACTGATAATAAATTAAATGCAATCATTAACAATTTTATAAACAAATAATATACATATATATTCCACCCAATTTAACTAAAAAAGATTGGGTGGAATTTTTTAATAAATTTAAATAGGATAAATATAAATGGAAAAATATTATAATATAAAAGATGAATTACAAACTACTTTAACTAGTATTCTACTTAGTCAATTTGAAGAAAGTAGGGGGTTTGATATAGAACTACCTGAACCACCTTATCATCCAGTTTATTATCATAGTGAAAAAATATACAAAACAAATCATTATTATTTAGTTAGAGCTTTCAGGTTAATAAATATACCTGAAAAAGATAATTATATAAAATTAACAGTTAAAACACCTTTTGTTTTTTCTTCATTAGATGATGAAGAAAAAGAAATATTATTAAATTATATTTGTGATAACCTGCAATTAGATTTAAATAAATATGATAGTGAAGTTAGTATATCTAATTTCGTAACAAAATGTATTATTCATTTAATAGATGAGTTAAAAAAAATTTTTGAAGAAAAACTAAAAAAATGGGAAAATAAAATCTTAAACCAAGAAACAAATTTTGAAATAAACATGTAGTTATTAATAAAAAAAATTCAAGAACTAGAAATTGAGTTAAACAAATTACAAAAAAATAAATAATTTTATAAACAAATAATATAATTTGTGCTATTATATATTAGCACAAGTAAAAGCTTTGAAAGAGTAGCTTAACCAAACTCTACCACCCAACTTCACCAAAAATGATTGGGTGGAATTTATTAATAATTTTAAATAGGAGATGAACGATGAGAAATATATTTTTAATGATAGCTGTATTTTTTTGTTTTATCAACTATAAAAATAATATTTACTATAACTAATATTATAGATGGTATATATTGGATATGTGGATACAATAAAGTAGAATTACCCAGTGGAACATTCCAAAGATATCCAAGATACATTTACCTAACAAATAATGAGTTGAAAATATATAAAAAACAAAAATTAGAAGAAGAGGAAAGGAAAAAGAAAACACCACCTCCTCCACCAAGAAACTTAAATGCAACTATAAGTAAAAAAATTATAATAACAGATATATATAATATAAAAGGAGAATAAAAATGAGACAAGACAAAGATAATGGATGTTATTTTGTAATAAACGAAATAGAAGATTACAAAATAAACATAAATGATTATAAAGGTGATGATATAACTACTTATATCAAAAATTGTATAGAAGAATTTTATAAAAAACATGATGAAGACTTTGAAGAACATAAATCATGGTCTTACTGGAATGATTTAGTTTATAATTTAACTGATATTAAAAAAATGATTATATCTGCTAATAAAGATATACAATTACAGTTTGAAATAGATTTTGAATTAGATTGGTATATTACTGGTGAAGATGGTGCTTTAAAAACAGGTGACTATAAAATAATAGATGTAAAACATTGTGATATCAAATACGATAAAGTTAATGAAAAGTGGGTTGTAACACCTTATTATCCTAAAACAAATCACATTAATTTAGATGAATTGATTAAAAAAATAAACACTAGTTTAGAAGTCAAAAACGAAATAATAAAAAACCTATCCCAAACTATAATAAACATTACTAAAATCTACGGTATATACAAAGATTTAAACATAAAAGATTTAGAAAAACTTATAGAAACATTATAGAAATATTATGAAAAAACTATTGTATGTTATCTAACAAAACAACACTAACATTACTAGATTTTATAGCTTCTGTAATCGCCCAAACTAAAGCATCTGCATTATCAGGACTTCCTACAGCTTGGTAACCATCAGTAGAAAACCTTAATAATTGCTCCTCTATTATTGTTGTGTTGCAACAATGAAAAACCCTACCCATAGCATATAAAGAAGAAACAGGTTCAGCTCTAGTTACTTTATTTTTTACAGCTTTCACTTCTTTTATATTTACAAAAATATTTCTGTTCCTAATTGTATTAGCTATCATATCTCCACCCTGATTAGTTTCAATAACCACTACAACACCATACTCTTTATATTTTTGGTATAATTCATCAATCTTTATACTCCATTCATCAGGAGAATAATTACCTGTTAAATCATCAATAACAAAATAGTTATAATTATCGTGACTACTAGTTATATTATTAATATCATTCCTTTTATTTTTACCAACAACAACTATTCCTGTTTTATCACTTTTTTTACTATTACTAATTGCAATATCTAACCCAATGTAAACTTTCTCAAAACTAACTGGTAAAACAGCTCGTTTAAAGTAATCTTGTTTAAACATACCAAGATACATATTGCTTTTAGGTTCACCATACCATTTATGTTGAAACTCTGGGTCGTTAGCTAATCTTTCAGCTTCCATCGTCTGTAGTAGGTTTTTGTTTTGGAATCTTTCTTCAACATCTACAATATTTACATGTAGTATCTTACTTTCATCCTTATATAATTTAACATATTTAATAACATCGTCCTCTGGTAATTGAGGATTTAAAGTGAATATGAAACCAACATCTTTTGAGAAGTTTGTCCCTAAATCAAGATTAACTCCCATTCCCTTTAAGAAACTTAAATGTTGTTTAGTTAAAGAAACAGAAGTTGACCTAGCACTAGGTATTATGATATCTAAAGCTCTTTTTTTTAGATATTGTGATTCTTCAAACCAAATATACCTAATATTAGTCATGGACTTAATACTGTTTAAGATAGATTCTTTATTTTCACTAGAATCCCCTTTCTCCCTTGCACCAGTAAACATTATCTCCACACCATTAGATTTATTTAATATTTTTTCATTGGTTATAGTATACATATCCTGTATCATAGCACCATTAATCAATTGCATAAACATTTCATGCAAAGAATCTTTAGTAGTTTTATTTAATTCCCTTAAACATAATATTTTACAAGGGTCTTTTAACGAGTTTGCTATACTAAGTAATATTGTTGCTGCGGATTGTGATTTACAAGAACCCCTACCACCTTTCATAACAAGGAATTTGTGACTAAGTCCTAATTCATTATCTTTATTAACAACCAAACAATCTTCAAAAACTTTTGGTATATCAAACATTAATAAAGGTAAATTTTCTTTAGTTATATTTTTTACCATTTAGAAAGAACTCAACTTCTCAATAATTTTACTTTTTATACCCAACTCTTTTAAATCAAAAGTTTCTAATAAGTCTATTTTTATTTTATCACAAACATAGTCCTTATCATTATCTAAAATGTGTAATAATAAATTTTCAGCTTTATCTTTATTTCTGCTAGTTATTAGTTGTAGTCTAAAATCAAAATGAGGTTTAAAACCATTTTTTACTAAATCTTCATTAATAGAATCTTTTAATTCAACCCAATCTTCCAATATATTTACACCCTCAGGATGTAGCAATTGTTCTAAAGTATCTAATAAAATCCTTTGTTCTTGTTCGTATGAAAATTTTTTTAATCTATCAATTATATCACTAACTGTTTGTAATCTTTTCTTTTCCCTAAACTTATAAGCATTTAATTTAGAAACGTTTTTTTGTATTCTCTCATAATTCCTATCCCTTGATTCCATTGCTAAATCAATTAAAGTTTTTTGAGAGATATTCAAGTTTATATCAACTTTTTTTAAATTCAAAAAATTATATTTCATTTTTTATCCTTATTTTTTATGATATTATGTATTATAACATGTAATGATAAAAAATGAAAATTTTTATTTTTATTATTGACAATAGTAAAAATATATTTTATACTATATTTAGTTGGTTAGTTACGACATTCGTTGATAAAGGCGAGCTTATGCTCCGATTCCTGAGACTCACTTAATTAACCAACTACAAGTTAATTCTCATAGTTAACTTCCTTTATTAAACTGGGTCTCTTTTTGAGACCCTATTTTTTTTAAATTCAAAAAAATTAAATATTTTCATTTTTTATTATTTTATGCTATAATACATAATATTATAACACATAAGGATAAAAAATGAAAATATTTAATTTCTTTAAAAGAAAACAAGTTGAGTTTAACGAAGTTAAACAAGATAGAATAGAAGAATGTGTTGAGAAAAACAATGCTTTAGATTCGTTAATTTATGAAACATTAATACATTATAACGAAGACTACAACTTAGACCAAAAGGATTTAAGCGAAGAATCAAATATTAAACTAGTAGCTAATACTTTATATTACTACAATAAAATAAGCAGTATTTTATCTACAGCGATGCAGTATGTAACCGATAATATATGTAACATAGAATTTTTATCAAAAGATGGTATAACAATGAAATTTACTAAACCAATGGTTCAGGATTTCATTTTAAGCGGTAATATGTTTTTTTTATATAAAAAAGAAAATAAAAAAATAGATTTTATAGATATTAAATTTACAGATGTTTCACTTTATTATAAAAATGAAGATTATACTACAGTTAATTATTATTACTATAAAGGTAATTTCTACAATATTTACGGTGATTTTGTAAAAAGAGAACCAAATAGCGAATTTAAACATCCAACAGGATATAGATTAATGCTTATTAGGAATAAAACAATCTATAACAAACATTTAGGGGTTAGTGAACTCTTACCAATAGTTACAGATTTACAAGTTCAAATATTCGGTTTATTACATAATAAAAGTTTACTCAAAAATTCTGGTTCTAGTAGCGGTATTTTGACTATGAGTAATTTTTTACCAGAACAAACAATATTAGATATAAAGAACAACTTTAATAAAATACACAGTGGTTATTCTAATGCTGGTAAAACATTAATGTTACAGGGTGTAGAAAATATTGAATATAAACAATTATCAAAATCAAATAAGGATATGGATTATGGTAATTTGAATGAAAGTATCATAACAACTATTTTAAATAAGTTTAAAATTTCACCTGCAATGGTTGGGAGAAGTAATCATGATACACATAATAATAGTTCTGTTGGTTTTTCTAACTTCTGGAGTTTTTGTTGTTTACCTATTTTGAAAGCTTTTGAAATACAATTTAACGAAAATTATTATGGTTTAGATAAAACTTTTAAAATGAATGCTAAAACATTCCCTATAGAATCCTTAAAAACAATGATAGATACATTAAACTTAGCTGTAGAATCTAATGGTATAACAATAAACGAAGCTAGAAAATGGTTTGGTTTAGAAGAATTAGTAGGTGGTGATATTATATTTAGTAAAACTACAGGTAATCCAGTAGCATTTAAAGAGAGTGAAAAAATACCTAAAGATGCACTTTTACCAAACTATATTAAAGCTAAAGGAGTTAATAAACAATGAGGAGATTAGAAAAGAAAAGAAGTTTTGAATACAATAGGGTTTTAAAAGAAATAAACATAAATACATTGTTTTCAATTGACAGGGAATTCTTCAACAAATTAGCTATTATAATAAATGAAAATTTAAAAAAGTATAGTTTACAAATTTATAATTTAGTGGGTGGTAAAATTATTTGTAGTTTAAACCCATATGATGAGAGGAGTTTGTATTCAATTATGGTTAGAATGGGTGTTAAAAATCCAGTAATGTTTTTAAAGGAATTGTATTTACAAAGTTTAGATACTATAGATAACAATATCTTATTAAAAAATTTATTCTTTAATAAGATTGATGATTTTAATGTAAAAAGTTGCAATAATTACTCAATTACATTATAATTATACATAAATGTATTTTTTGTTGACAATATTATACAAATGTGTTGACAATATTATACAAATGTGTTTATAATTAAATATAATAAATAAAAACAGGAGTTTTGAATTGGAAAAAATTGAATTTAATTCTAGGATTGAATTATCAAAAGATTTACAAGAAAACGAAGATATATCTTTTTCTACAGTAATGATAGATACTAGCGAAGCTAAAGGGCACGATATGTCTGTTTCTTTTAATGCACTTAGGGATTTTCAGGTTAAGTTTAAAGAAAATGATAGAAAATTAAAGTTGTTAAAAGACCACAACGAAGTTGTAGACTCTGTGATAGGTTACATTGAAAAAATTGAAACCAACGAAGAAGATAAATCTTTAGTTGGATATGGTAAAATTTTAAACTTAGATTCTAACAAAGATTTATTGAAAAAAATAAAAGCTGGAGTTTTAGATTCTTTTTCAATAGGATTTGAAGTTATTGAAAGTTCTTTTAATAAAGAAAAAAGCTTTAGAACAATAGAAAAATTAGAAATTTACGAATTAAGTTTAGTAGTAGAACCTGCTATTAAAAATGCTAAACTTATTAACATAAACCTTAACAAACAAAAGGATAAAAACATGGACGACGAAGTTAAAAAGTTGATTGATGATTTAAAACTCAGCAATACAAAACAATTAGAAGAATTCAAAAAAAAGAGTGAAGAGGAAAAAATTGAGTTGAAAAGTCAACTTGAAGAATCTATTTCACAATTAAGTAAAAGAAATAGTGAAAGAGAAAATGAAATTTTGGAAAACTCTACTCAATTTATGAGTAAAGAAGAACAAGAACAAGTTACAAAAGATATTGTTGACTTGGCTTTTACAAAATTTCTCCTCACAAAACAAAACTCTAATTCTTTGAAAACTGAATTTGAATTAAACGAATCAGTTATAAAAAACATAAACGAAGATGTAACTAAAATTGTTGGTAAAAGTAAGGTTAACTACTTAGCTAAAGTTGGTGAGAAGTTAAGTTTTGGTATGGATGGAACAGCTGGTGATTTAGTGTCCTCACATGATATTAACGCACATTTAGCAAACTATATCGTAACTGTTTTAAACGGTAATGGGTTGTTAGAAAATAGAACTGTTACTAATCCTGTTTTTGGTTTAATTAATCTTAAAAGGGGACAAAAACTTAGTGCTATGCCTAAAGTTTGGAACTTTTCACACTTAAATATGGTTGCTGGTTACGTTAGTGAAAATGGTAAACCTGATATGATGTTAGGTTCTAGGAATAGAAAAGAATCTAGTGTTTCTAAAATGGGAATTGGTTATAATGTAACAAAAGAAGTTATGTTAGCAACAGATTTTAAACTTTCTTCTGTAATGACAGAAATGGAAAAATCTTTTGATAGGGGGCTTATGGAAGCTATTTTGTTCTATAGAGCGGATTTAAACGGTTTTGACAGAACTACAATGCTTCAATCTTTATTGTTAGAAAATTATAAAGACGACACAAGTTTACAATTAAATCAAATGAATAACATTGAAACATTAGATGTTGACAAGTTGTCTGTTTTTGATTTAAGAAAAATGTTAGCATATCAAGGTGCAGGAAATAACTTTGATTTCACATTTTTAGTAGATTCAAAAGTTTTCTATAAAATCCAACTAGACACTTTTGAAGAACTTAAAAAAAATATAAATGCTAGTATGCAAGGTGTTTATAACATAACTAATCCAATTGTCAACCCTACTACTGGGGCACACGAGTTCGGTGGTTTTACATTCTATGTAGTTGGAGAAGATTACAAAAGGTCTATTAACGAAGATTTACCTAATGACAACAACAGGAAAGTTCAAGCAGAACTAGGTAACCTTTTACCAACAGTTCCAAAAGGAAATCCTAATAACATTTTACCACAAGGCTTAACATTAATCGCAGTTAGAGGTAGAGACTTTAAAGAGTTTAATGTTGAAACTGGAAGTGTTAGAAGTTATGTTGAGATTGACGGTTTAAGAGATGGGACAATGTATTTTACCAAGTTCAAACATGTTTCAGCAATTCACTTAGAACCTAATAGATTGTTTAGGATATTTAATAAAGGTTTTTCTCCAGCAAGTTTAAATACTAAAATTGTTACAGAAACTCAAACATCAACAGAAAAGAAAGGTAAATAATATAATGTATAATAATAATTCTTTAATTGGAAAATACAGATTTCAAAAAGCTTCATTGGGTGATTTATCAACCATCGCGATAGGAACACCTGTTTACAGCGATGTTAAGGTGGATTACAGACCTCCTTTTATGTTTGTTTTGGATTTTACAAGTTCATACTCAGCGATGACAGTAAATGATAAAATTAAGTTTACAGGTGAGTTTCAATATGCTAAAAATCAAGCGTCTTTAAAAGCTGATGGCTGGAAAGAAATGTTAACATTTTCTAATCAAGACAACTACAATGCGGTTGTTATGACAAAAGATAAGTTAACAAGTGTTGGTAAAGACAACTTCCAATTTACAGTAGCACACGCTTACAACCCTAACCCAATGTCAGTTGATATGGTTATTTTTGTAAGAATAAAAACTGAATTGTTAAGTGGTGTAGCACCTAGTGTAAACCCTGTAGCTTTCTTAGTTTCTAATAATGCAATGAATAAATTTGAAAACAACAACCCTGTTAACAATCAATAACAAAAAAGGAGACCCTCTTGTTGAAAAACAAGGGGGTATTTCATGTTTTTAGAAAGAACCAAATACACAGAATATGTTTTAACAGAAAAAGATAAAGAAAAAATTATAAATTATGGTAAAATTTCTTTTCCAGATAGTTTAGATTTAGATTCCGCACATGTTTTTTGTCAAGATGTTTTATTTAACCACACAAGGTTAATATTGGGTTTTGGTTACTTTAGACTTACTAGAAATTGCAGTATCCAAGAGAATCAGTGCTTTACTAATATTCAACACAAACAAATAATAGATGTAGATATAGAAATACCAGTTGTAAATAATGAAGTTATTGTTTTTCAAAAAATTAAAAATTTAAAAAATATTTATGATGAAAGATTGCAAAAGATAAACTTTAATACTGTTTATACTGCTGGAATTGTAGATATAAATAATGAATTAGAATTACTAGACAACTATTTAAGAATGGTAGGTTTATATCTTAACGGAACTTGTAATTACATACATCCAATAATAAAATACAAAGGAAGTATACTTTAATGTTTAAGAAAATCACAAAAACACCTGTAACACCTTTACCAATTGATAGTAACAGCTTTACAGCTAGTGAATGGAATAGTTTAAATAATGAGGTTTATAATTTATTTAAAAACTATTTCCCAGAACCAGACTATTTTTTTAACACTATACCAAGCGAAGCTGGTATAGAAGATGTAACACCGTATGCTTTACAATCATTAGATATGTTAAAAAATTTAGATAATGACGATACTTATTACATAGATGAGGATAGTTTTGAATATGTCCCATATGGCGACTTACAACAACTTTATAAATTTAAAATATATAGTGGCAAAAAAAATAAAAACAATGTATTAAACACAAACGATACTAATAATTTAATACAACAAAGAACACCTAATATTATCAAATTTCACAAATTTGATATACCATTTTTTTTAGATTCAAATAACGAACCTTATATTAAAAAAGATACTGACTTTGATATAACAATAGAGTCTGATGATTTTTTATTAACTGGAGTTACTTTAGGTGAGGTAAACATTAACACAAAACAATATTATGAATCTGTTGGAGATTATGTATATGATATTACTTTAAAAAGGAGAGATAATACATCAATTTATGACTTTTTAAAAAAGGAATCTAATGGTTCTTTTGATTACACTTTAAATGAGTATAAATACTTTGATGATAATGAAGGTATTTTTAGTTCTTTATTTAAAATTAAAAGAACAGATAATCCATATGGTTCTCAAGAATATAACTTATTCCTTACTTCATATTGTATTGATGGTTATAGGATGATACAATTTGGAGCAGATAATAATATAAATTTTGGTTTTAGTATTGATGGTGAAAATTTTACTAGAATAAATTATAAGTTGACAAATGATGAAATTGTTTTTTATGAAAAAGGAATTAGTGGTGATATATCATTAAAAATTGATAGTAATAGTATATTAGGTTCACCAACAACTGATATATCAAATGATTATAATTTTGTTTATAAAAAATATGTTGATGATGCTATTGCTAATAATACAGGCAGTTTTGATTATTCTTTAGAGGAATATAAATATTTTGAAGCAACTAAAGACACCGAACAAGCTTTTATGATTCAAAGATATCCACAATATATAGGAACTTATGATACTGAATATAGATTATTTATAAGAAGTGATTACATTAGCAACAAACACGATATAATGGAACTTACTAATCAAATGCTTATATTTGGTAAAGCAGATTATCAAGATGCAGAATATATAGATAAACAAAACCCCGATGATGTTTATTTAAGTATATCTAAAGATGCTATAAGAACTAACAGAAATTATTATTATATTGGTAATTATGGTGATGATGATGTTTTAGTCCCAAAATGGTATGTTGACGAAGCTATTGATAATATTGGTGAACTAGTAATAACTGAAAATCTTGATATGAAAAATTTTAATATAGTGAGGTTAGCAGAACCTGTAAATCTACAGGATGCAACAACTAAACTATATGTTGACACAGTTATAGATGAAAGAAGTTTTGATTATTCTTTAAATGAATATAAATTTACTGGTTATGACAATATCACACCTGCTGTTACAATAAGAGTTACCCAAGATGGTTTTAATTATTTTCAAAATATATACTCTTTATGTTTTTCACCAGCTACAGCTAATGGAAATGTTACAACACATTCCATATTAAACAATATGGGGTTATTTTTAGGTAAAATGTTAACCACTGATTATACTAGTCCATATGATTTTGACAAAACAAATGATTACATAAATCTTGTAAATTATGGGGAATATAATGAAAGCTATATAGAGTTATTTAATAAACCTAGTAACTCTAAAATAAAAATATCTGGTGATTATATATTAGGCGATGCAAACACTAAAATAACTAATGATTACAATTTTACTACTAAAAAATATGTTGATGAAAAAATAGGAGTAATTTTTTGTTCTTCTAGAAAATTAATACAACAAAACACAAATAACAAAACACTAGCAGGGCAATCTTTCTATAGACCTATTGATTTTTGTAATATTCTTGCAACTGGTGGCTATGAAAATAGTAAATCTTTCACAAAACAAGGAAATACTAATTCTGTTTTAAAAGAAACTAATATGGTTAATGGGTATCAAAGGCAATTAGTTATAGGTATATCATTAGGGCACAATAACACCATGTCAAGTAAAAAGGTAGAGTGTTCCGTTGCTTTAAAAAGAGGTGATGGAACTTTTGTAAGGGGTGGTAATTCTATGATTTTTTATGATACACAAACTAGATTACAAACATCAACAACACTGACTGTAACAATAGATACTGCTGATGCTTTTGTTAGTCAAGGTTGGTATTTGGAAATTCAAAACCTAAATGATGCAAATGATGGAGGAAGTGTATTAACATTTTCTACTATTGATATTTTAATCAATGTAGTTCAACTTCCTAAATTAGCAGGTGTATAAATGAAAACACTAATAAAAGTAATAATTTTTATAGCTAAAATTATTATAAAAAGTAAAAATAAAAACAAATAAAATATAAGGTTAAATTAAAAAATGGAAATAATACTAAAAAATAAAAAATACATATTTATCCCAACAACTTTTTTATCAATAACATCTATAATACTTGTTATTACATTTTATATTCTTGATTATAAAATTGAATTTAATATAAAAAAAGAACAACAAATGGGTTTTTTTGAAAATAAACTTAAAGAAAATGCTTTATTAGTTTATAAAGACAGACCTATATATGTAATAAAAGAAGAAGATATAAATTTTTTACAGGAAAAATTAAATCAAGGTTATATTGATTATAACGGTGAAGAAAAGAAATTTATTTATATAGACAATAGAAATAATTGTGATAAAATAGATAAAGACGGTATCTTACAATACGCAGATGCTGACGACAAAGTGTTATACAAACACTACAACTGTATACCCCAAACTCAAAAAATAAAAAAAATGGATGCATAAAAAATGGTTAAAAAAGTAAAAAGTCCTTGTGAAGATGTTTCGGTAGCATCTAAAGTAACAAACTATGATGATTATAATAAAATGCAGAAATTTCAAATGTATTCTTTAGATGAGAAAGAGGATGATATAGAAAATTTCTATGAAAAAAGAAAAACAAGTTTTGTTGGAACTGTTTTTGGTGTAATAGTAACCGTTAACCCATCATTAAATATAGGTGGTAAAAAGAAAACAATTAAAGCATATGGTGAAAAAGACTATACACACAGAGTTAAAATAAGATATAAAAAAGTTCTTGATGAAAAATATATATATTTAACTAATGAAAAATATATTTGGGAAGTTAAAAGAACAGATAGAGATGTTTTAGATGATACTTGTTTTTTACAATTAAAACTTTTAGGGTATGAAAATTTAAATGCAAACAGGTAAAACAAATATTGTTTATATAAAACCACCTGTTTCACTAGAAGAAGATATAAAAAGAGAATCTAAGAAATTTTCATTAAATTTTCAAAAAAGTTTTACCAATCTTAGAAACAACATACATAAAAATTTTAAAAATGAGTATGAAAGTGGTAAAAAAACAGGTAGGTTTTATGATGTTACTTTTATATCTCCAAGTGTTAAGAAGTTACACAGGGCTAGTGCAGAGGGTGAAACACCAGCAAAAATAACAGGTGAGTTGTTGAGAAGAACACAATATGAAATAAAAAATGACAAGGAATCTAAATCATTAACAATAATAGATGGAACAGAAAAATCTTACTCTTATTTTTTGGAATTTGGGACTAGGAAAGTTAAACCTAGGCTAGGTTTTAAACAAGCTATAAATAAATCACAAGATAGATTTTATAAGGATTTAATAGAATATGAATAATAAATATCTTTTAACATCTATAATACATAATTTGGGTATATTTCAACCAAAAAACTACATAAAATATCAATACAGTTATACTATTGATAAAGTTGTGGAAAATAAATTATATTTAAAACAATTGGTTAATAAAGCAAGCACAAAAATAAAACAAGGTAGTTCTTTGAAAGTTGGTAATAATTATTTATTTCAAATTTCAAAAACATTTACCGCTACTAGTTATAATCCACATATTCAACAAGTGGTTACAACAGATTTATTTATATATCCAGATGAAAAAGATAAAAAATATTCTTTTATAGAAACAACAAAAACTTCACTAGAAAAAAACAATTTTGTAGAAAATTTTTTAAAAAACACTAGTCCATATGGTATATGCAAACTGATAATTAATAATAAAGAAGAATTTTTTAATTATGAAAAATTTTTAACAAACAATGAAGTTAAATTAAGAATCAAACTTAACACTGAAGATAAAACTTTAAATATAGCATATTTAATACTAATTGATACAGCAAATTACAGTGGTGTTTATGTTATAATGAGTGATGAAAAGGGAATTTACATAGAATCTAACTCACCTTTTACAAATGTATTAGACTACGATTTAGAAATATTCAATGCACCTTATATTTACAATAAAACAATTGAAGACGATGTTTTTAAAGATGAAAAAATTGATGATAAAGACCCAACAATAATTCATGTTTTAGATTTTGGAATCGTAGTTTCTAGTAACGGCGATAGTAATACAACCGAATCAACAACAAAAATAACAGGTAAAGTTTCACTTTTCTTCCATATAAAAATTGATGATGATAGTTTGGATGGTGGTTTTGAGTTACAGAACTTTATACAAAAAGAGTTACCAATAGTTATAAATACAATTACAGCAATTGATACTGACGAATTAGAAGTAAATAAAATAAGAGTTGTAGATAGTAAGATTGTTTATAATAATGGTTTAAGGGTTATATATACAGTATCTTTAGAGTATGAAGAATCTATAGAAACATTAGTTTCATCACAAATAAAAGATTTTAATTATTTGGTGATAAAATAATTTGATTTTTATGTATTTATGTATTATAATATAACAATAATGTAACAAAGGAGAATTGAATTGCCTTATCCATATATAAACTCTAGTTTAACTACAAAACAAGAAACAAATAAAGATATTGAAATAAAAACTTTATATGTGAAAAAGTGGGAATCTAACTCAACTAACCCAAAAAATAAAGTTTTTAAAGTATATGAAATTACCGACCCCTTTAACGAACTCAAACAAATTTATAGCAATTGGAAATCTAACTTTGATTCTTTTGGGTTGACAGAAACACCTGCTTTAGATTTTATTGAAATAGAACAAAAACAATTAGTTCCATCAACAGCTTTAATGTCAATACAAAAAGATTTATTCGGTAAACCAACAAAAAGAATTCAAATAAAAAAATCAAACACACCAACTGGCAGTGATTATAGATTTAGAATAACATTTGACAATAATGCTACAATTTTGACTAAAAGCTATAAAATTTCATTAGAGGGTTTATTGTTTACAGAACCTGAAATAAATAATGTTGTTTTAACTCCTACAGATTCAATAACTAAAATCTCAGAAAAAGTTTCACAATATTTAACAGACAATAATATAGAACATGATTTAGACCCATTTGCACCTTATATTGATATTAAAACCTACAATCTCAATAAATTAGAATTAAAATTCATAAATGTTTTTGGAGAAACAGTAGATATATTAACACCAGAAGAATTATTAGAGTTAAACACAGTTAAAACAACTATAACAACTTATCCAGACACAACTTTAACTCTTAGTTCTACAAGTTTTACACAAGATTTAGTTTTTACATCTCCTGCAGGACAAATTCAAAGTGAGTTTAAAACAGCTTTTGAACTTTTCTTAACACAAAATAACATACAATATACAGTATCCTTTTACGATTATACATTTACAACAGATGATATAGCTAGTGAAATAAACATTACACCATCAGACCCATTTAAAATAGATGTAGACGATTTAGATATAAACCCAGTTTACAAAAATGTATCTGTTATTTTTTCTTATACAGATGTTTACGGTGGTTATTCAATTAAAACTTTAACTGTAAATTTAGTTAAACAAACAGATAATCAAACAGACGACCAAACTTTACAACAAATTTTGACACCAACATTTATACAAAAAATAGGTAATGGTGTTATATTAAATGGTGTCTTAACAATTACTTCAACATATGGTTTTAACAACACACCTTTAACATCTAACAACCAAGATATATTAATAGATGGTTTTAAGGATGGTGTTAGGGATGGTTTTTCATATAATGAATATATCCCTAGTGGTGTTTATGAAAACATTGTTTTTGATTCTAATTTGTATAACAATATACTTGAACCAACTAATGATAGTGATAAACTTATAAGAGCTAATGTTTTTAAAGAGATAAACGAATACATAAAATCAAAACAAGATACAACACCAATTCAAGATTTTATCGGTTTTGTGAATTATGGTAATTTTAAAGGTGCTGTTGAAGATTTGGATAGAGAGTTAGATAGGTTCAAATTTGACAATAAAAGTTTTGTCGCACTCGTTAGTTTTAATAATTTAGGAAATGTAAGTAATTATTGGAATTTAGGAATAGAAACCGCTTTAATAAGAGTTGCTAGGTTATCAACTGGTTCATATATTAAAAATATAATGCAACCAAGTGCAGGAGAAGATAATTTTACAGGTGGTTACCACTTAATTAATGTCCCATATCATAACACATTTTCTAATGGTTTTTACAAATTTGACAGCACTTTAATAAGTAATTCAACAGATAATTATTTAAGACAAGGTGATAGAAACCTAACAAGTGTAACTTTTGATGAAAATAACAACGTTGTATTTTTAAACGTATTTACAACTTCTTTAGAAGAAAAATATAAAAAATTAGAAGTTAGAGACTTAGAAATATACTGGAGAAAATTTAGCGAAAGGTTAATAAGAAACAAATTAGCACAAAACAAAATTGCTTCAAAAGGTATACCATCAAAAGGGACTTACTCTTTAGAACAAGTAAAAGCTTATGTTATAGGATTGTATCAAACACTTTATAACATTGGTATTGTTGATAATCCTAATTTATTTGCTTCCACTTTAAATATAAGTTATGATGCTAAAACAGGAACTTTATATTTGAAAAATTATATGATAACAACTATTAATGGAATTGACTTTGTAAGTAATTCTGGTATTTTAATTTAAGGAGTTAATTATGACCGATAAAATAGCTGATGTAAAAACAATTACTGTTGATGGAGATATTGTAGCTTATGTTCCAGAATCTTTATCATACCCACCTTACATAGCATCTACAAAAACAATAATGGATACTACTACTAATTTAACTTCTACAAAGTATGAAGTTAAAGATTTATCAGCAGAAACAGACAGCACTGTTTCTTTTCAAATGGTTTCAACATTAAACAATAAAACATTATTTGAAACTTGGAGAAAAAAACATAATGAGGGTGGTAAATTCATAATCAATCTGTTTACAGGAACTGATTTAAACGAGGGTATATCTTTTACTCTTGATGGTGCTAGTTTGGTTCAGGAAAAAACAGATATAATGAAAGAAATATTTGATGTATCATTTAAAGGAAACGAGGTAAAATAATCATGGAAGAACAATTAGAACACTTAAAGAAATTTGATGAAAAAAGAATTATAAACTTACCTTATAATTTAGATTATTCAAGGGGAACTAAATTAGATAAAATAGTTCAATTTAAAATTAGTGATAAAATTAAAATAGCTTCAGTTCAATTAGAGATGATGGTTTTAAAAGCAGACTATGTGGATGCTATACAACAAGTGTTCTCTAACCTAAACTTAGATAATATAAACAACATTAAGGACAGTGTTGAAATAAAACAGGAAGAAATTAAACAAGAAAATATTGTTGATTTCAACACACTAGTTTCATATGGTGAAAGGTTATTACAACATTACTCAAAAAAAGAAAATCCAGTTACAACATTAGCTAAATTTAATTCAAAAATAAAGAGTTATTATGTTTATGATAGTTGCGATGAGGAAAATGTAAAACTTAATGATGAGATTATAAGTTTGATTAACAACGATTGCACCATTGTATTAGGTTTAATAGGAGGGTTAATTAACTATTTTTTGGATTTCAAGAGGTAATAACAGTTAGGTTATCAAGTATAGAAAAAATAATATTAAATGAATATACTTTGGAATTTTTTATAAATTTTATAGCAGATAATAGGTTAGATAATGTAACAAACATATATAATTTTAATGTAAGACAATTTGTAATAACATTAGCTTTTTGTATAGAAAAAAGTAGGAGATTGCAAAAAGAGGTAAAAAATGTTTAATGTAACTGAAAAAAAAATTCTTTATCAACTCATAGCTAATGAAAACATTGTAAAAACAATGCAAAGAATTTCACAATCAGCACAGGGTTTAAATAATGATTTAAATAGAGTTGGTAGAAACATAACAAACAATTTCTCCAACATAAACTCTATGATAACAAAAACATCTAATAATTTTGAAAAAATGAGAAAAACAATGATGAGGTTATCATCAGTTGTATTTCTACCACTAGCTTTTATGGGTTCTAGGGAATACCTAAGAAGTGAAAAAGCTATAGCTATGTATGATGTTATACAAGATAAAGCTTTAACACTACAAGAAAAAAAGAATGTTTATAAAAATGCTACAAACATTGGTAAAATGACAGGGCAGTCTCAATCTTCAATAATTGAATTAGCAACAGAGTTAGAAAAAGGAGGTTTAAAGAGTGCTATTTTAACTGGAACTAAAGGTTCTGTTTTAGAAATGGCAACTAAAATTAAAGCTATAACAGGACAAACTTCACAAGAAGTAGGTAATATGTTATTATCTATAATTTCAGCTTATGGTTTAAAAAATTTATCAACACAAGAATTAGAAAAGAAATTACCAGTTTTAGTTTCTAAATATATAAAAGCTGCTAATCTATCAAAATTTAACTATAGTGATATTGAATCACTTACAAGAAAATCACCCAACGTCCTTAAAATGGCTGGTTTTGATGAAGATTATATTATTGCTATACAAAGTGTGTTATCAAACTCAACACAACCATCAGTTACTGACAGGGCTTTAGCTTCTTCAGTTCAAAGGTTATCTAATCTTCCTTATGGTGCTAAAAACTTTCTAAAAAGATATACTGGTATTGATGTAAATAAACTTAAAAAGAGTGGAACATCAATGCAAGATATATTCCAAAGTATTTTGAAGTCTGTAGATGTGATTGCTAGTTTAGATATTAAAAATTTTGACCCTAACGACACTAATTTTAGAAATTTAATGAAGTTTTCAAAAATGAGTAGGAAACAATTTAAAGAATTAGATTCTAAAGAATTTAAAAACATAAGGGACAATTTCTTAACAGAATTGCTATCACAAACTTTCGGTAAAGACTTCTCCCCTAAAATGTCAAATTTAGCAACAAATATAAAAAGTATTTTAGATGCTACAACTGAAATAAAGAAAATAAAAGACGACGAGTTATTACAAGAAACCTATAAAAGAAGTTTACCACCATTACAAAAAGCTTTTAGTAAACTTGGTGTTAGTTTTAATGAATTCTTTAATAATTTAATGAAAGCTGGTTTAGAAGATAAAATAATAGGTTTATTAGAAAAGTTGACAAAATTTTTTGATTATTTAGCTAAGGATGATAAACTTTTGAAAAATTTAGCTGAAATTACTGCAGGTTTTACCCAATTAATGGTTGTTTTGGGTGGTATTAGTATACTTTTTAAAACTTATGGCTTAATATCAGGTGTTGTTGGAACAGCTGGTAAAGTTGGTAAAGCTTTAGGAAAAGGTGGTAGAAGTGCAATGAAATTCCCAGTTAAAAATCCTTTGGTAATGTTAGGTGTTGCTGGTGCGGTAACAGGTGGTGCTTTATTAAACGAATATGGTTTACTAGATAGACCAAAACAATTTATAAGTGATTTATGGGATAATTTAAGTAAAAAGTTTAGTGATGATGCTGAAAAGAAGAAGACCGATATAAATGTTAATATACAAACAAAAGAAGTTTCTGTAACAAATAATGACAATTATAATGTTGATGTGAAGTTGGGGGAACAAAGTGGTTTCTAAAATAAAAACATACCCTTTTATTTTTGGTAGTGAATCTTACTTCTTTTGTGAAAAAGTAAAAGTAACACACGGTTATATAAGAAGTGAATACATTTATCCAACAGGTGCAAAAAATAGGTTTACACAAAACATAGCAATTTCTCCAGAAAGAGTTGAGGTTGAGGTTATGTTTGCTGGTGAAAATTTTGAAACTAAGTATAGGAACTTTTATAAAAATGTTGTTTTAAACAGTAAACCGCAATTATTAGTATTACCATTTTTAAATCTATCAATACCAGACTGTATTGTAGCAAAAGAAGTTCAAACAACAGCTAATAATAAAGAATTTGGTTTGATAAAATGTAATGTTGTTTTTATAGCTGTTTCAAAAAATATAGAAAGTTTTAATATAATTGAGAAAATGAATAACTTAAAAAATAATATAAATGCAATTGTGGATAAAGTTTTTAATTTATATAAATATATTAATTTAGCATTAAGTTCAACACAGTTATTGCTAGCATATGTAAACGACTTAGTTAATATAGTTAAATCACCTGTTAAATCAGTGATTGCTATAAAAGATAAGGTAGAGACTAAGAAGCTATTAAAAGATATAATTAATAATGGTAACGAAGATTATATTGAAATTGCTGTAAATGAAGAGGTTAAGAAAACTAATAATTTTGATGAAAAGTCTAGTGAATTTTTTATAAACTATAAAACACTTATTGATTCAACTATTTTTTATAAATTTTGTTTAAATACACAATCAAAAGTATATTCAAAATCATCCCTTTACGATGATTTACTCACACTTGACTACAAATACTCTAAATTGAAAAACAATATATCAATTGTTGATTTACAAGTTTTTATTGATAATATATATGAATATACCTATACCTTTATAGTAAACACATTCTCTTCAATAGTAGTTAACGAAGTTGAAATAGAAGATTTAGACTACTATTTATACACAGCAAAACTATATTTATCAACAGAAAGATTACCTGAATTATTGAGTCTTAATAAAACAACATCTTTATATAAAAAAAATGGAGTTTTAAAATACTTAAATGAGTAATGGCGCAAAAGTATACATTTACATAAATAAAAACTTCTTTATAAAAGAATATTACGAAGACAAAGATAAAACTATAGATGAGGTTTTATCTATTTATGGTGATGATAATTACGATATTTATAATACCAAATCAACTAATATGACTAAATATGAAGTTTTCTTTCAGTCTTTAAGGTATTACTCTTCTTTAAATGCTATGGCTAACACATTGTATTTAAAATCCTGTTACATACCAGATTTAAAGAATGATATAATTAAAGAGAATAAAAATTTATATGCTGAAAAAATTGATTTACTTTATTATCAACAATTGCAAGATATTTTACAAGACAACCACTTAATGACTTTTGAATTAAACGGAGAAAGAATGTTAACTGGTTTTATAGATAAAAGTATAATAGATGTTAAAACAGTAAATGCTAGTGGTTCTCAAAATGCTATAAATTTTGATTTAAATATATATGATTCAACTTTTGACTTAGTTAAAGATAGACTTAGCGATGAGAAAGACGCGACGACCGCAGATAACATACTTGATGTTATAAAATCTTCTTGCTATGTTAATTTAAATGATTCCGATTCTAGCGGAGAGGGTGGGATTTTCCTTTATCCACTTCCAATAAGATTACAAAAAACTTTAAATTACGAAGATTTAAATATATCAAATAGTGAGACCAGAGGTAATATAGGTCAATCTTTAAGTGATTACCTACAATCTTTAGCTAAAATAAAAGGTTTAGTTATAAGGGGTAATGGTTTAGGTGGTATAGATATTTTCTCATTAAACATCAGTGATGATACTTATAATATAATGTTTGATTATACAGCTGAACTTTTAACAAAACAGGAAAATAATAATAACAAAAATGTTATTTTACAAAAAATAAATGAAATAAAAGCTTCTTCAAAATCTTTTGAAGAAAAAACAGAAGAAATAAATTCACTTAGTAAAGAGTTGTTATCAATAAATGCAATAATAGATAAAGTTAAAACAAGTAACGAGGTTTATATAAGGAAGTTACTTTATGTAAATGAAATAATATCCTTTAGAATTACAAATAATCACAACAGTAGTTATGATTATTATAGAATATTTGAGGGAACAAGTAACTTAGAAAAAGCTGTTACAATAAAAACAACCAAGTCTTTAAGGTTTAATAGAAATATAATAAATAAAAATGTTAATATAATAGATTTAATAAACAATATTAACGATGCTGATTATAAAAAAGGTGATATTGAAATTCCTAGTGATTTTGAAGCTGGTAATAATGAATATAATGCTTACATTAGGAGAAAAAGGGGTTATTCTAAGATAATAAAAGAGGGTGATATTTTAGACGGTTTTGATGATGAAAAATATAGTCTTGATTTAATAAACCAATCTTCAAAAATAGCTTCTATGGAAGATTCAGCAGTTGTTGTTGATGTTTTAATAGAAGTTTTTTACAAATACAAATTTAAAATAGGTGATTTTATACAAATTGTTAAAGACGAAATTTTTATACCATACGATTTTTCCTATCAGTCTTTCGTTTATAATGATGATGGGAAAAAAGTTTTAAGAAGAATAAATTACTATCTTTTATCAAAAGTTGAATTTAACTTTTCAATAACTGGTTATACAGTTAGGTTACATTTATCTTATAGGGATGCTTTTACAAAATATGCTATGAGGGAATCAAGATGACTAGTAGAATTTTTTTTCTGGAATACACTGGAGAAGTTAGGGGTGATTATCACATATTTAAACAAAAAATAAGTGAGAATAAAAATGTATCTTATAGGGAATTTAAAATATTAAAAGGTTCTATTTTCTCCATTTTCAACTTTACATTAGATAACTACATTATAGGTGAGATATACCTAACCTTAAATATAAACACAAGTTATTTTGTTTTTCCAATGACTACTGGTTTAAAAGATATCAACAAAATTATAACAGAAGAATTTGTTTTAAATAATGGTAAGATAGATTTATTGAAAATTAATGAAAATGTGATAAAATATAAAGATAAAGACGTTTTTGTTATTGACGATTACGAAATTGTAGATAGTCAAGGTTTACCATGTGTTATAAGGAAAAAGTTAAATGGAAATTAAAGGTGTAATACCAAAAATTACTTTAGATATTGGTTATAGTTTTTACGATGGTGATTTAGTAATAACCGATAATCCTGAAGCTTGGTTTAGAAATTATATAGAAACACAACAACCTTATAAAAATGGTGACTTTTACGATTCTGTTGTTCCTGATTTTGATGTAGGAGTTGATATAATACGGTTATCAAAACAAAATAAAATAGATAACAAAACTATAAATAATATACAAGTTAATTTAAAAGAAAGAATCTTAAAAAATAATCCAGAAATATTAGGTATAGATGTTTCTTTAAATAATGGAGAATTTGTAATAAATGTCAAATAATATAGACTATCAACAATTACTTATAAATAAATTAAAAGTAAAACTAGGCTCACAATACATTCCTGAAAAAGGAGGTGTTTTGACTGTTTGGAGTTCTGTTTTTGGTGCAGTTCTAAACAACCTATCTACAAGAATTGATTATTTAAAATCATCAACATTTTCTTATACAAGTCTAAGTGGTGATGACTTAGATAAAAGGGCTAATGAGTTCTACCTAAACAGAATTGAAGCTTCTAAATCATACGGAGATGTTATTGTTTATAATAATAGTTTACAAAACGATTTAACTATAACAGATACAATAACAATAAACAATGCTTATAATTCTAATGAAAGTTTTACATTAAATCAACAATTATTTTTTTACACCATGTTTGTTTATGACTTAAACAACATTGAACTAAAACCAAAGAATGGATACAACCTTTTACCAGTTGGTTTAGAATGTAAAATTATAATAGATGGTGTTACTAAAGATTGTCAAATTATTAGTTCTTCTCCTTATAAAATGAAAATTGCTGTAAATATTGATGAGACTAGTATAAACAATTTCTTTGATGTTACCATTTCTTTTTTTGGTTGTATAACGAACTTTACATCTATTAATACTGGTAAATCACAAAACCAAAAACCAAACTCAGTAATGAGTATCACAGGTGATAATCCAAATAACTTAAAATTTATTTCTAGTTGTGTTGGTTTTACGGGTGGTAGTGATTTAGAAAACGACGAACACCTAAGGGAAAGAATAAGACAATCTACAAATGGTGTTATATCTTATTTTTCCAAAGATTCAATTGTTTTAGATATATTTTCAAATTTTCAAAACATAACAAGGGTTGGTGTAAAAACACCTAGTAACGAAGCTGAAAAAGGTGTTGTTAAAGTTTATGTTTATGATGATGGTGCTTATGGTGGTGTTGTAAACGAAGAACAAGTAAAACAAATGAAAGATTATTTATTAAGTATAAAACCTGCTTCTATTTTAGATGATGATGTGATTGTTAGATTACCTTTTAAATGTTTTGTTAGTTATAAAATAAATAACTTCTCACCAAAAACTAACACTATGGAGAAAAGTATTATAAGGGATTTAAAAAATTATATTAATAATATAGCTATAAATACATCTAATGATTACAATATTGATAAAAATTTATTAATAGCAAATTTAATTACTAACACTAAAGATATACAAAACAGTAATTTAACTTCTATTGATGTGGATATATCCTTGGATAACATAACAGATAATATTGATAATGATGGTGTTGTTTATGAGGTTATAAATGATTAATATACAAAGTTATTTCCCAATTAATTATAACTACCTTTATAAAAAACAGTATAACGGTGATAATTTTTCTAAAATGCTAGAAAGTTTCCAAGAAGTTACCGATGAATTTATAAAAAATGATTTAGGTAGATTATATGATATGGATTTAAAATCTAGTTATATGAGTGATTTTTTAAATCTAAAGCAACTGAGTTTTAACTTTTTAGAAAGTGATAATTTTAAAGAATTATTTGACAAAATTTACTTACTAAATAAGTTTTTAATAAATAAAAAAAATAACAATATAAATTCTATAAACGATTTTTTAAAACAATTTGGTATAAATTTAAAAATAATTGATGGTAAAAACGAAGTTATAGTCTCTAATCAATTACCTAAAAAAATTGATTTTGATAAGGTTTTTGATTTTTATTTTGATGAAACTTTTACGGCAAATGTAGATACAATGTTTTCTCAAGAGTTAAGTTTTGAATTTTTCCCCAAAGAAAGTTACGAAAATGTTTTGATAACTAATTTTTTATTTACATATTTAAGAAAAATAATACCAGCAACTAGTTATATAAGGATAGCTTAAAATGAGACAGATTGATAAAAAAGAAAATAATAAACAACCACCAACCGACCCATTATTGTTAAAATACTTCTTACAAGCAGACGATTTCAATGCTGTTTATCAAGAGTTAAGTAATACTTTAATTAATTTCAATCAACCATACGAAAATGAAAACATTTCTTTATATAAACTTTTATTAGCTAACATTCCTATTGAAATTGAACCAGACGGCTACGATACAGACACTACACAAGTAAATAAAATACTTTATACACTTAAATTCAAAGCAGATATTAAAAAAGCTTCTTTAACAACACCAAATACAAATTTGGTAACTGGTTTTAAATATGTTTGTAAAAAGAGTTATACAAATTCTTCAATTACTTATCCTGCTTTTGAAACTTTTGATGGTAAAACTGTTTATTATATTATAAAAATATATAATAAAGACGACAATTCACAAATTTTAAATCAAACAAACGAGAAATCTACTGCAACAACAGGTATGTCAACTGCATTATTAGCTAGTTACTATAAAAATTTTGAAAATTTTGGTAAGTATATACCTAACTGGTTTGATAACATGTCTTATAAAACAATATCAAGATTAACAAATTTTGGTGTTATATTTAATTCTTTTTTAAACCCTACACAAATGCAAGAAATAAACGACAAACAATTTATTCAAGTAAAAAAAGATGTTAATAAAGCTATAAAATTCAACGAACATCCGTTAACATACAAGTATCTTTCTCAATTGAACTTGCCTATTTTAAGACACAATACTAGTGAAAAAGAAATTTATTTTGAAGTTTTAGATTTCTATGTTAGAAACGAAGTTGGAAATATTAATAATTATCCAATTGGAACTTTTTTTGAGGGTAAAGTTGGGGTTCACAGTCACCAAACAGGTAATTTCAACATAAGTGCTAAGTCAACAAACCCTAATGGATTTGAAAGTTTTGATGGTGGGGGTGAGGGTAACGAATATACTAATAATGTTGGCGGACCTAGAAGAAAAACAGTTGAAGTTTCAGGAACTGTTAATGGAGATTCAGTTGAAACAAATAGAATAAAGAGATTTGGTGAAACTACTTATACAGATACGACTAATAGTTATTTAGAAAACACACCAAACTCTATACCATTTTATACATATATGTATGTTGATTAAATACTTTTAACAAAATCATTATACATATCTATTGTTAGTTGTCTACCTTTTAGAAGTTCAAGTAATCTTTCTTCAAAGGTTTTCTTATAGATTAAATCGTAGATAAAAACTTCTTTGTGAGGGGAACCTATCCTAGTTAACCTACCCAACAACTGTATTCTTTTAGTTATACTTGATTCTGTTTGATATATTATTAAATTATTACAAATTTTAAAATTATCTAAACCAACACCAACAGAATCAATTGTTGCTACACATATATCGTTTTCTTGCATTAAGGAATCATCACCAAGAAACCTAAAAACTTTGAAATCTGTTTCTGTTCTTATTAAATCATAAACCCTATTAGCTGATTCAACATTATAACAAGTAACTAAACATTTACCAGTTGTGAAATCTATATTATAAAGAATATCAAACATTTCTTTATCTTTATTTAAAACATCGTTAGATATTCTTTTAGCAACCCTATTTTCTTTAGAAATTTTAAAATCATTCAACAATTCTTTTATGGAGTATGTTTTTATATCAAAATATATACAACCCGCAATGGCTCTAAGTAACATTATCTTTTCTTGAGTATTAACTACTCTTTGTGTATCAGCTATCTCCAAAACCTTATCTTTTTTGAGATTTTTTTGTATCTTTACAATACAATCATCTAATTCAATGTATATTTGTTTTTCATTTACTTTAATATCATTATCTACACCTACAACATCGTTAAAGAATGCTCTATTTGATAATTCATACAAATTATCATAGAAAATAGACTTCATAAAATCTGTTTTAAATTCATTACTGAAACTGGTAAAATTTCCTTTATCATATCTAACTATTTGTGTTTTAAGGAAGTATGATTTAAACTCATATAAACTAAGTTCGCCACTCTTTTTTCTACCTACAGTTTCTCCTAAGTGGTCTTTAAAAAAAATACCATTTAGGTAACAAGCTATACCAATACAATTTATAGTATTAGCAATTGTTGTTGCTGATGAGAAAACACAATTACCCTTTAATCTACCTAAAACACCCATTGTTCCTTTAGTTTCTGTTTTTTTTGTTTTAGAATTAAAAGAAGTTGTTTTTTTACCTACTAAGTTATTATAAATCATAGATTTATCATTGTTTAAATATTTATGGAATTCATCAAAAATGACAAAACAATTTTCCAATTTATCAATAACAAAATTTAAACCATATTTTGATAAACTATTAAAACTCATAACAAATATGTTGCTTTTTTCCCTATCTATATCAAAAACATCTTTTATAATATTAACATCTTCTAAAACATCTTTTAATTGTTTGATTATATTTTTAATATTAATAGCTAAGGTTATAAATATAATGTTTTTGTAACCTTGTTCTATTGCTAGATTTACAGTTCCATAAGTTTTTCCTGTTCCAGTATCCCAATACAAAAATGTTTTCTTTTCTATATTGGTTTGGTGTGGTAATAGTTTAAAAGATTCTTTGAATTTCATAATTTTTCTCCAAATAAAAAGCACCAATATTTTATTTATATTGGTGCTTAATTTTTTTTATCTAACCATACTTTCAATAGTAACCCTGTCTTTTTTAGCTTGTTCCTCAATAGATTTTCTTGATTCTTCTGTTACTTTTATTTGCAATTGATGGTAACTAGTTAAAATATTTTCTTTTTTTAAATCAAGAGTTAAAGCATGTATTATACTCATTTGATAAATTAAATCTGTTTTAAATTCTTCAAAAGATTTAACTAAATTTTCATCCCATTTTACAGCACAAAAACTATAGGTAATAACATTACCTAACTCTTTTTCTGTTAATTTAGAATTTTGTTCTTCATCTACATAATCCACATAAGTTTTATAAAGATTAGTTTGTGTTATTATATGTGTGTTATCGTCTTGCTCTATATCAACACAATAAACCCTTGTTTGTGAAGCATAGCTATCCAAACTCATTAATAAAAATACACCTAAACATAATAATACTTTTTTAAACATTTTTTTTCTCCTTTTTAAATTGTTTAAAGTTTATTAACTCTTTGTTGAGTCAATTTTTAAAATTTCTTTGTAATTGTTTTGTATTATTTGCAAAAACAACTCATCTCTCTTTTTTTGTATTTGTTCTAAAAATTCAATATTTATTTCTTTAGAACAAATTGTATTTTTTTCTTTTTTGTCTTCTTTTTCTTTATATATATCACTTTGTGATATATACTTTTCATTGTATTTAAATTTAACACAATGATATTCTTTTTTGTAAAAAATTTTAATTACTATTAGAGTTATAATATTACTTAAACTAGTTATTATAACTAAAAATAAAATAAACTTAAGAATTTGTTTCATTTTCAACCTCTATTTTAAATGTTTTTTTATGTATATTTATTATATTTTCTAGAACAGAATTATAAAATATATACTTTTCTTTTAATGAACCCCTATTCATTCTACCTAAAGTTTGCATAATGAACTTTACAAATGTTTTTTTCTTTAGAGTTTCTAACGATAAGAATTTTCTATCAAAACTTCTTATTGTTGTTTGTATATATAACATTTTATTTATTTCAAGTAAAGAAAAATCGTTGTATACAATGTTATTTGGTGTATACGGTGTTATCAATTCTTCTTTTTTAAAGTCAAGAAAGTAGAAAAACTCAAACTCTGTAAAATCATTGCTACCAATTAATTTTGGAGAAGTTAAATAAAGTATCTCGTGATTCGGTGATAAACTACTACCTAATTCCTTTAAAACCTTATTCATTATAGTTTTTGTTGGTGTTATAAATAAGGTTTTGTGTTCTCTAAATTTATTAAAATCACTATAACAGCTAATTTTAAAATCTTTTATTTCATCAACATTTACATAATTGTATTCAATATTCTTCTTCATTTTATTTGAAGTAAAGAATTTATTTATTTCGTTTTCTTCAAAATCACCAAATATAGTAGCAGATAAACCAATTATTTTAGACTGATTCGCTACTAAAACTTCATATGCTGGAAATGTTATATCTAGATAACCACCAGCTACAACTTCTTTTTCAACATCATCTACAGGAATTTTCTTAGCTAAATCGTATTTGTAATGGAAAATATAACCGTTTATATCTAGTTCTTTTGGAAGTAAATAACAAAAATTATCATTACCTTTATTATATTTATAATCATTTATAGTTGTTATTTTTAATATGGTAACATTGCTATTTATTTCAGCTAAACTATCAAAACTATAACCCCAAACTTTAATATTACTTATATGTAAAAGGTTAGTAAAAGATTCTTTATTTCTAACTTCAACAAAACAAGAACTGTCTACTGTGTAAAATTCACCGTTTACTTGAAATATTTTATTTTCGTATTTATCTTTAAAATCCTGTTCCAATACTTCGTCGTATTCTTTATCAATCAAAACTTTCAATAACCTATCATTAGTTATAGGTTTTTTAAACATTATATCATTATTAATAAAGAAAGTTGATGCTAATATACCTAAGTTAGAGTCTAACTCGTCTATGAAGATATTATCACAGCTATTTATAAAATCTAAATAACAACTAACAACTCTTGATTTATCAACATACGAATTCAAAACAAATCCAAGATTATATTGTGTTATTAACACTATATCTGCTATCTCAATAGGTGTGCTTAGATTTATCAAACCTAGATAGTAATTAGCTAGTTTTTCTTCTATATTCTCTAAATCTTCTTCTTTATAAAGATTACCAATAGATAATTTTTTACAAACAGAACTAGGGATGTGAATTTTATGTTCTTTGAGAAATGGAGTTAATTTTATATCGTATAAATCAAAATCGTATCCAAAAAGTTTAACTAACTCCTTTAAAACATCATCAACATTAGATAAATTAGGAACAATTATCATGTGTTTTTGGTTCTTATTTTCTTTTATATATTTACACATTGAATAAGTTTTACCCTCTCCTGTGTGTAAATTATTAATTACTGCTTTTATTTTATTAAAATCAATCATTTTACACCTCTAAAATCTTGGTTATTTTTGATAATGGTGTAAAATTAGATATATCACCGTTTTTCATAAGACAATTGTTGTTTAAAACGAACCAACAAACATCCAAGTTAGAATGTTTACCTTTAACAAAATTAGGTCTTTTGTTATAACCAACAAAAGATGTATTATCAAAATAATTAAATAAATCAATTCTACCAATAGAACTAAAAGAAGAACAAGGTAATAATAACATTGATGTTATGTTAATGTTTTCTGTAAATTTATCTTCGTTTTTTTTCCATATATCAAATTTTCTTTTTTCAAATTCTTTATGGAACTCAACACAAAATTCTAAAAAAATATTTTTATTACTGTAAGGGGGATTCATAACAATAAGAACATCCAACTTACTATTTATGTCTTTAATTTTTTTACTTAGTTTTGTTTTATCATAAATGAAATTAACATAATCGTTAATATTTTCTTTTTTTAATTCAAAATCAACCAAATCACTAGCAAAATATGATATTTTACTAGTATCAGCACCACCATCATTTAAACATTTTTTAAAACAATTAAATAAATTATCTTTATTTTCACCGACACCACAACAAACATCTATGAATAAAATTTCATTTTCATATTTTTTAGTAGGTTTATTGGTATCAAACATGTAGTGCCCTATCAACTCACTATACATATAATCAAAAAAAGCTTTAGCATGCTTTTCAGGAGTAATAAAATGTTCTCCTACAAACTCTTCTTTTTTTTCTCTCAATTTATTAAAAACATTTTCCATAATTTTACTCTCCTCTAATTTTAAAAGTTGTATTTCACTTCCTATTTTATAATTTTTATAGAAAGATTCAGGTGTGTCAAAACCGAAATCTTGACAATTTCTAACTATATTTTTACCATTTTTAGATAAAAATATTTTTTTATTTGGTATTATATAATCTTCATTTTCTGTGTTTATTTCATTTTCTTTAGTTATTTTATAAACACCATATTCAACTACTTTATAACTTTCTATGAAACAATCGCTATTATTTGTAAAAATTTTTATTATAGTATTTTTTTTAATACCTTTAATATTTAAATTTTGTATTATTTCTTTTCTTTGTGATAAAAGAAAACCAGTATAAGCATTAAAACCAATTATTATATCAAGCATATAGGTTCTCCATTACTTTTTTCTATGTATCTTTTGAATATTGTTCTAAAGATATCTTTATTAACGGTAAGCAGATACTCTATTTTATTATTTTGGTTGAAGTATATATCGCCTTTAATGTAACTAAGATTTAATTTCAAAATACTTTGTAATTTATTAATCATAATATCAATAAATTTTGTTGTTATCTGTATTCTTTCTTTTTCTAATATAATAAAATAAGAATCCTCTATAATAACGAAATTTATTCTTTCTTTTTTATTTATTGTTATGGTTTTTTTTTCACCATTTAAATTTTCATATTTTATTGTAGTGTTACTTTTAAAGTTACAAACAACAAATTTTTCTTCTTCCATTTTCCTAATCTCCAAAGTAATAATCAACACCATTAATTAAAATGGTGTTGATTATAGTTGTTTATTTTTTATTTTTTATTTTTTAATATAGAAGCAACCTTGAGTATAAGTTTAACCCTCTCTTTAAACCTTTCCTCATACTCCTCTGGTGTAATTGACTTTTCTACAAAAAGTTCTTCGCCGTCAATTATATTCATTTTATCTAACATAAAAGAATAAGCTTTATAACCACCAAAATCATAGATAGTTTTTTTCATTGAAAATTCTACAGATGCAGAAACATCTTGTAGTTTCTTCTTTTTACCACCATGAAGCAATTGTATTTCACCATTACTTAATGTAACACCAATTATATTTTCTTCGGTAACCATTTTTGCATGGTTATCACCGTTTATATAAGAGTTACCACTATAGTAATGGAAGCATACTTCATACTTTCCATTAATATTTATAAGGAAAATCCCTTTTACACAGTTCTTAACAACAAAAGCATCTGTCTTACTTTCATCATATTCTGTTGTGTAGTTTCCGTCTAAATCTTTCTTTAGATAAGTCACAAACTCATCATAAGTTTTATTAGGAAATCTCGTTGCTTCTACAGGTATTTTGTTTGCTGTAGATTTCTTCAAATAAATTGGTAAAGAGTTTTCTTTTAATCCATCCCCAGTATCTTTATTAATCCTTTTAAATTTTTTATATTTTATAAACGTTAAAGGTGTAATTTTAAAATCATTTACTAAAATTATTTTTTCGCCAATAATTACATAAATGTCGCCAGTCTTTAAACGAACATCTTCGTTTTGAACTGCAGTTTCTAAAATTGACGAAGAACCAGCTTGTTTAACACGGATGTTGTGGAATTTCAATCCTAAATCTTCTTCAGTATAACCATCTTCTTCATCAAAGATGATTTCTTCTTCTCCAAAAACTGATTTTTGTAAACTGTTTTCTTCAGTAGTTAAAATTGTTTTTTCTAAAACTTCTTTTTCTTTTTTTTCTTTTTTTTCTATTTCTTTTTTTATAATATTTTTTAAATTCATTTTAAATTTCCTTTCTAAAAATTTTTTTTGATATCAGTTAATTATTTGTTTTTAACTAACTAAAATTATTATAAATCTTTTATTATTTTAAAACAAGAAAAAAAGTTTGCTTTTTATAAAATAATATTGTATTATATAAATAACAAGCACCGAGGCTGCAAGAGACTAGCACGGAGGGTCGTGGTTTATATACTAGTTAAATATAAACTTTTTTTGAAAGGCGGTGCTATTTTATTATTTCATTAATAATAACAAAAATATTATTTGATTTTGTTTTTTTACCACAATGTGATTCTAAAAAAAAATAATCATCCGAATCAGTTAAAATAAAATTATTTTTATATTTATGTATTAGTGATTGATTCTTATAAATCTTATTAACTCTTTTTATTTTCAGTTCAACACCATACCTTTTACCATCTTTTAGTAAAGATATATCTGGTTGTCCTGTATTAGATTCTTCTCTTAAAGTAAAATCAATCTCTTTTACTAATTTACAACTTTTTATAAAAAAATCTCTAAATTTCTTTTCACTGGAAAACTTCTTCTTTACCATATTTTTCTACTAATCTAACTAAACTATATTTTTGTATTAACTTCTCTAGGTTTAATTTACTTTTTAAGAAGTAAAACATTTCTGTTATGTTCTTATAACCCTCTTTAACCATAAGTTGCTCTAGGTTAAAGATTTTGTAGTTATTTTCATAATATTTCATCATTATAAAAAAAGGTAAAGTGTTTATAAGATTGTTCCTACCCCTGTATCTCATGTTATATTTTTCTTGGTTTAAAATTTTTTTTATATCAAGAAAAACAAAACCGAAATCTTCATCTAATGTTTCAAGTTTTATGTCTTTGTAATTAGTGAAGTGTAAACAATCACTCCTTTTAAAGAAGTGATTGTTTGCTTGTATATTAGCTCTAAAAAACTCAATTGTATCTTTGTTTATTAGAGGTTTTATCCTTTTTATTAACTTCATTTTTAAAAACCACTTGTTTTTTCTATCTCGTTTTCTTCTGCTTCAGTTAATTTTGGTTTTGTTGAAGTTAACTCTAAGTTATAAAATTTCTCCTTAAAAGTATACTTATCTTCACCCTTGTAAGAAACCATTTCCATAACATTTTGTGTAACTTCTTCATAATTTTTTTCATAATCAGGAATCATGAATAAAACATCATTAATGTTATTTTTACCAACAGCAATATAATAGCTGTTTATTTCATAATCTTTTGCTACTTTGTGTTTACCAAAGAAGTTATTGTTATTATGAATGTAAACCATTGTTAACCATTCGTAATATATTGCTTGGTAAATATTTTTTGTTGAACCAAAACTATAATGATTACTATAATCATTAGTTGTAGCACAAGTTTTTATATCACCTATTAAAATTTCTACGACTTCGTCTTGTTCGTTTTTAATTAGGTTTACTATATCTAATTTACCTTTTAATGTAAATTTATCATTTTTCATTATTATTTGAAATTCTGTTAATTTGTTTTTTAAAGAATCACCAATTGTTTTTTTATAAAGTTGATGGTTTTTTACAGAATCACTTAATCTTTTAACTAACTCAAATTCTTCTGTTGTTAAAAAAGTATTACCATTGAAGATAATTTCTTTTAAAACAGGTTCCATTTCTTTCATTTTTTTATTGTAATAATGGGTAGTATTCCCATCTGGTATTATTTCTTTAATGATAACATCATCAAAAAAAGATTTAGGTTCTAATAACATTTTATGAACCGCTGTTCCAATTCTTAAACTATCACTAGGAATAGTTATTTTATCCAAATCTTTTTCTCTAAAAACATTTATATTATTTTTTAGTTTTTCATGGTTTTTTGGATTAAAACTAGTGTTTTCCCACCAAGTTTTTTTACTAAAACTACTTGATACAAAATTTTTATATTCTGTTCCAGAAGTAGCATTTTTAATATTGTGGTATTCTAAATCTTTTAGAATTGTTTTTTTTATTTTTAAATCTTTAACCATTTTTTTCTCCTTATTTCAAAATTAAATGGTTAAAGGAATGTTAACATATGTTTTATAAAAATTCAATAGTAAAAAAAAAATAGGTTGTTAATAGAAAAATTAACAACCTATAGTTAAGTAGAGTAAAAAACATACGATTTATATTAAATTTCTTTAATAAAACAATGTTAATAATACAAATATACTAAAACTTTTTTTATTTAAAGTCAAGTGGAAAAATAATAAAAAATATTTTTTTTAAAAAATATAAATTTTTAAAAAAATCAACTCTAGGAAAAATAAGGGTTTTTATCAAAAAATCAACTCTAGGAAAAATAAGGGTTCATTTTCCACAAACCACACTTTAGATAAAAAATGAACCCAGTAAAACACAGGGTTCATTTTCCAGTCTTTTTTCCAAAAACACACTTTTTTAAAATGTAAAGTATTGGAAATCCCTAGAGTAGATTTTCAATTTTTTTCAAAAAGTTTGGAAAACGAACCCTTATTTTTCCTAGAGTGGAAAGTGAAGAACCCTGTAAATCCCTAGAATCCAAAAAACAAGTCCCTATATAAGAGGAGTAGTAAAAAAATTTTGGAAAAAAATTCTGGTAAAAAATGACTGAAAAAATGACTAAAAAAATTCTAAGAAAAGTTACTAAAAAAAGATATAGTAAAAAAAAGCACCAATTAGATAGCTTAACTATATCCCTTTCTAGGAAATTCCTACATTTCCTACCCTTTTTCTGGATATTTTACTGTCTAATCACCTTTCACTAGAACTGTTTGCTAAGGAAATCCAAGGGTTTTTAATAAAATTATTTTTTGTTAGTGACAAAATTATTTTTTTTGTTTATACTTTATGAAAGTGTAAAAAATTAGGGTTTTTTAGTAGAATGAATAAATTATTTTTTGATATTGAGATTTTAAGCAACGATAAACTGAGACTTGGTTTATTGGATGAAAATGGTGTTTTTGAAATATTGGATTTTGATAACCTTTATTCATTCGGTCAGTATTTGGTTACTGATTTCATTTACAAATACGACAAAAACATTCTTGTAGGTTATAACAACGAGGGGTTTGATAACAAGCTTTTACAGTATTCAATAATGATTTTAGACCCTAATAAAGCAGTTTATAAAAGGTCACCGCAGTTCATAACAGATGTTCTCATAACTGCAAATAACAATAAGAAAATGGAAGCTTTAAAGCTCCAAGATGAAAAATATTACAAATCTGTTTTATTTTACAAAAATAGTGGTGAATTAGACAAACTTTACTACAACCAACTACCTTTCATAGACCTAATGAATTTCTTTAAAGGTGGTGCTAGTAAAGAGGGTTCTTTAAAGTTTTATACAGCTAAATTTTTAAATAAATCTTATGATGATTCGCAGGATTTTGATTCTGTAGAATATTTAAAAATGGACTTAGAAAATACAAGGGATTTGTATAATCTAAAAAAGGATGATTTTGAAGTAATTTTCACAGCTTACAACTTGTTAAACATTGATATTAGGGGTTCTATAAAGGAACCATCTTTAGCTGGTGCTTATCTAAATAAAAATTTAATTTTCAATGATAATTTCAAAAATAAATTTAAAAAAGATTTTGAGAATCACCCTATTTTTTACGATATGATAAATTCAGTAAAAAAGAAAGAAATTAACTATCTAGGTTACAATGTTGAAGTTAACGAGGGTGGTATCCACTTCTCAAAAACAAATGGTTTTTCTTATAAAAAAGAAGAGAATCAGGACTACTATATTTACAACATAGATGCTACCTCATTTTACCCATACACATATATTCAAAACGGTATTTTTGAAGAATCATCTACAAAAAAAATAAAAGAGTTTCTTGAGAAAAGAAAAATTGCTAAAAAAAGCGGTGATAAAAAAACAGATTCTGCATACAAACTAGTCCTAAACAGCTTATACGGTAAAATGTTTTCTAGATGGGATGAAACAAAAACCACAGCACACGTAACATTTTATACACAATCGGCTATTCTTTCTTTTATAGAAAAAATGAATAATGACGGTTTTTTAGATGATTTAATTGATATTAATACAGATGGTATAATAATAAAATCAAGAAAAAAAATTGAAGAATCAGTTATAGAATTTACAGACCCATTAACAAAATTAATTTATTCTTTTGAAGTAGGGGAAGTTGATTATCTTTACTATAAAGATTCTAACAACTATATTGTAAATTTTGTTGGAGAAGATAAAACAAAATATAAAGGTTCTTGGGTTGAAAATGCTAGTTGCCACAGTTCCATAAACCTTATCTTCTTTAAAAATATTTTAGATGGTATTTTAAAAGAATCACCCATTGAAGAATTTAAAGATATTTGGTTTAAGGGTATAACCAAAGAAAAAACAAGTGATAAAACAGCAACATACCATTTTGACTATGTTGATTTTACAAGAAACGAACAATTTTCTTTTGAAAACCCAAACATTATACAAAAGACAGTTTTATATGGTAAAGATAAAGATTTACCACCTAAAAGATTCTTTAAAGGTTATATAACCGATGAGGAAAAACTTTTTGTTATAGAATCTATAAAAAAGGATTTCTTCCAAAAAACATCCAGTGTTTTTTATGGTGCAGAATCAGATAAAAAAAATAGTAGGGCGGTTATCGCTAAAACAAACTTTGTTTTATGTGAAAAAAAATATATAAAAATATTTTCCGAATCACTTTCAAAAAATATATTCATTTTAGATTTTGATAATAAAACTGATTCTATTGAAAATATACAAAATGCTATAGATTCTTTTAAAAGTTTCATTAAAGAAAAAAATATTTTATTTGAAGAAGAAGTATCTTCTTCTGGTAAAGGTTATCACATAATCTTATCAAACTATAAAAAAGATTTAACAGAAGAAGAAATAAAAAATAAAATAAAAGAAATAAAAACCCCAGAATGTGAAATTGAGTTAAGATATAATAACGGTGATGGGACAACTCTTTCTTGGGATGTTTCTAGATTATCTAAAGAGAGAAGAAGATTTATTCATGATTTAATAACAACTAAAGAAGATGTTGTTATTAAAACTGTTGCTAAACAAAAAACTAAAAAGAAAGAGGGTAAAACCCTAATAAATGATAAACATTTATCAAAAATAAAAAAGATAGTTGAAAATTCTAATTTAGGTTATGTTTACGAATCAATTAAAGATAATACAGACTTAGTTTTTAAATGTCCTCACAATCATAAAAAAACAAACTCAAAAACTGAAATATATTATTCCAAGGAAGAAGATAGATATGTAGCTAATTGCTTTGCTTGTAATTCAAACGAAGAAGAACTAACAGTGTTAAACAAATTAAGAAGTGTTATAAACACAGTTATCATAGAGAAAGTTGAGGAACAATATAAGTTAGAAGAAAAAGCTGCAGATTGTAAATTTGTAATTGATAAGAGCGATGTAGGGACTGGTAAAACTTATGCAATGTGTAAGGATGTCAAAAATCTAATAGAATCAGGTGAAAAATGTTTTATTATTGGTAATAAAACAACAACAAGTGAAATGATTCGTAACCAACTTTTAGAATTAGGTGTTATGGACGGTGATATTTTCATATGTGCTTCACCAGATAACGCTACTGATAATTGGAGAAATTTTGTTGAGGTTTTTGAAGATAAGGGTTATAAAATAATAATAGCTATTTATAGTTATTTTCAACTTTACTATGAAAATACAAAACAATTTAAAAAATATAATAATGAAGCTGAATTAACCAACTATTTATCAAACTACACTTTATTAGCTGGTTTATCTAATTATTGCAATAACAATTCTGTTAACCTTTTTATAGATGAAGCTGACGAATCACTTTCAAATATTTTAACACTTAAAATAAAAAATCCTATAATTTTTGGTAAAAAAGATAAAAAAACTAATTTTTGGAATTATTCAAATAAAAGTGATTCTCAAGTTTTGGGTTTTTGTGAATTACAGAAAGATTTGTTTTTTATAAATCCTAAAAAAAATGATGATGAAAATAAAGAAACTGCAGATTTTTTAAACCCTATAGAATTTAAAAATAAAAATAAATTATCTGTTTTCTCTTTTGAAAATAGTTTTTTATGTAGACAAAATGAGGTAGAATACCAAGGCTCTAATAAGGATATGTTAAAATTTGGTGATATAACACTAAAGGTAGAAAAACCAAAAGAATATGGTAGGTCTCATTTAAAAGTTGAATTAATTAAAGCTAAAATTAACTTAAATAAAAATGAAGTATACCAAGAATGTTTTTACAATCTTTTAAAAAATGAACTAATATTAGAAAATAAATTTTTTACAAAATTTCTTATAAACACAAATTTTAAATCAATAAAAATATTAACAGCAACCGAATCAAGGTTACAGGACTATAAATTTTATAAAGATTTTATTGATTTAAAAAGAGTTATATATATTGAAAATAAAACATCATTTAAGCACAATTTTAAAGCTTACAGGATGGATATAACAACTGGTGGTGCTAATACTAACGAAACATCTTATAACTGTGTTAAATCAATAGAAAAAGAGAAAAATTCAAAAAACTTACTTGTTATGGGAAATAAAGAAAATACTAAGAATAGGTTTGATAGTGGTAAAATACCTTTACCTAATAGCAGGTTTATAGAATTAAACAAACACTATAAAAGGGGTTATGATGGTGATTTCTTCAACGACAACGGTATAAAAACAATCATATCTTATGTTAAACACTCTTCCCTTAGGGGTAATAACAATTTTGGAGAAATTAACAATGTAGTTCTTGCTTTTAGTTCATATGTTGGAGATTACAACCAAGATGGTTGTTTTGGTGACTTTAAAAGTATATATAATGGTAATCATGGTAAAATTCTAAAAGACTTGATAAAACAAGTATTCGGTAGACTTATGAGGGGTAATCCTGATAAAAAAATATATTATGAGTATGCTGTAAATAAAAAAGAAGAACCAACAGAATCTTCCATTTTATTAGAAAAATTAATAAAAGAGTATGATATAGAAATAGTTGATTTAGATTTGAAAGAATCACTTAATTTTTTTAGTAATGTAAAATTAGACGATTTAGAAATAAAAAACGAATCACTTAAAAAATATGAAAAATACGAAAAAGAATTTTACGATGGAAAAGAGTTATTAAAGAAAATAAAAAAAAATCCAAGTAAAAAAAACAAAGATAATATAAAAAGTTTATATAATAGTTTAAGGAAAAAGTATAATGGTAGTATTTGAAAAGGAAAAAATAGGTGTTGAATACACCTTAGATTTCTTTAATAACTTAGAGGAATTTAAAAAAACTTTTAATAGAAAAGCATTTTATACTACTATGATGTGTAATAAAACATCAGGTGAAATCATACCTACTATAAGTAAAATATGTGGTTTATACAATAGCAAAAAAGATAAACCACTTGTAATTTATTTAGATGGAACAATAGAAGATTTTAAAAATTCAATTTTTAAAGTAACACCACAAACATTAAAATACATTGAAACAACACAAGCTTTAAAATGTAAATACATGCAAGGATTAAATTATACTAGATTTAAAAAAAATAATTGTGTAAAATTTACTACAAGTTGGGATATCTTAATGTATAATTATTGTGATTCTCAAATTGATATAATTGAAAAAAAATATAATCAAAACTTTATAAAAATAGGAAAATAATAAAATGGTTTTTTTTAAAAAAAATAATTACAACCTTGATAGAATTAGATGTTTCTGCATTGAGGGAGACGACGGAGTAGGTAAAACAACATTTATAAAAAATATTATGAGAAATTCTGGTAACAGGAGATTCGCATACATCCACATGCCAAGTAACATAACATACTTGGTTGATAAAGACTATGACCCATATTTAACACACTTTGATAATTTCTTAAAAAATATGAATAATTATAAAGATTTTACAACCACAATGAATCAGGAATGTCTATTACAGTCAGTAGCAGTAGGTTACAACATACTTACCACAATACTTACGACTAGCTATATAATCATACAGGACAGGGGTATTATAAGTAATATTGTTTATAAAAATTACAAAAAAGTAAAAGATAGAATACATTATAGGAATATTGATAATAAGATTAGTCAAAGTTACGATTTTATAAAATACCATGTAACTAACTTTGAAGATTTTATAGACAGAACCTTACATGTTATTCTAGATAGCAGGACTTTTAAAACAGACAAAGGGGATACTTTATTTTTAACTAATAAAAACTTAATGAGATTCCATAAAAATTTCACAGTAAAAAAAGAAAGTGATAGAATTAAAAACGGTTATTTAGATTTCTTATACTATTACAAAAAGAATTCAAAAAAAGAATTTAACTTCACTAAAACAATTGTCGTTGGTAAATATTTCTACTATAATAAAAAAATGGATATAAATAAACTAAAGAAAGAATACCATAATCAAAATGTTTAAGGATACTCCTGATTTTATTAGATTTAAGAAAGGTGACACTTCTTTAAACTTTAATTTTCTAGCAAAATTAGGTATAACAAGAAGTATAAAAAGAAGATTAATGTATATATCAAGTCAAAGAGTTTATGTAGTTATTATTTTGACAGATATTAAATCAATATACTTAAAAAAATCAAAAACAGGTGAAGCTTGCTATTATTTGTGTTCCCCAGCACAGGACGGAGAAAATATAGATATTGTTTTTAATTATATTTTAACTTATATTAAAGATACTAGTAAATACAATTATATAATAATTTAGAAAATAGGAGAAATATTAGGTATGGTAAAAGTTTTAATAAAAAACAGGATTTATAAAAATTATAGATGTTTAACATTTTTTGAGTATAATTTTCAAGGTAAAAGTTTTGTAGTTCAAATTACAAAAAGAGTTAGAACTACAGCAGATAATGGACGACCTTTATATCCAATGAAACCAATAGATATTGTTTATGAAGATAAAGAAGATATAAAAAATATATCAAAACTAACTCTTTGTTATTTAAAAGACAAAGACACTTATTTAATAAAAGTCCAATACGACGGTTACGAAATATCAATTTATTCAAATGAATTTGTTGAAAATAGTTTGAAACAAGGTAAAAAGTTACTATTTAAACATTATGAAAATGATATTGATAATACTATAGATAAATACGATTTTGAATGTGAAATATAAAACAAAATAAGTTAGGAGAAGAAATAAAATGAATAAAAATATTAAATTTGAAAACAGGTTTATAGAACCTATACAAAAAGGAACTCAAATTTACACAGTTAAAAAAAGTGTAAATTTCAATAAAGGAGAAATATTAAATTGTTTGGATAAAAGTGATAAACAATTTGGTAAAATTGAAATTTTAGATATAGGTGAATTTGATAATTTCTTGTTTGCTGTTGATAATGCTGATATGACTTTTATGAAATTAAAAGATAAAAAAGATTTATCAACAGGATATGATAGACAATATGCAACAAAAAAAGAGTTGGGTTTTATGAATAGGAATGCAATAGATTCGTATTTTAAAAATTATTTTGGTAAATATTATCTTCCAGATGGTGAGATAAATAATAGATTTGGTTATTTAATAAAATTTAAATACTTAGGTTAATTAAAAGTGTGGTGATTCTTTAGAATCACCACTAATTGTTTTATCTATTTATTTTTTTTATATCGTTTCCACTCAATGAAACTTTTACAATATTCATATTTTTAACATTTATTTTTTGTTTGGTTTGGAAGTCCATTCTTAAACCTCCTTTTAAAACTTTATTTTTAAAGTTTATAAAACTTTTTATTTCTATGTCTTGCCCTTTTTTGCAAGATTCCATTACGAAGTTTTTGAATTCTTCAATAACTGAAACTACATCTTTATATTGTAGATTAGTTTTTTTAGCAATGTATTTTGCTAAGTCTGTTCTATTTAAAATTTTTTTATCCATTTGCTTTTCTCCTTGTTTGAGTTAAATATAATTACATATACACTTAAAAATAAATTTTGTCAAATAACTTCCTAACCATTAAAGGTGGTATACTCTCACCTATCAATTCTCTAACAAAATGTTCTGTATAAATATCATTTACAACAATTTTATCAATAGGTATAGTATGTAATATCATCAATTCCAGCAAAGTTAAAACCCTAGCATCACTATATAAACCATTCTCTAACAACCTACCATAATGGCAATTAGCACCAGAAGATATAGTAGTATTAGTAGTTGTTATAGTATGGTGTGGTTTATCAAAATAAGTCCTTTTATAAGTGCTTCTAAAAGCTTTTATTCTTCTACCATTTGTTTTAGGGTAGAAATCCAAATTATCCATTGCACTTTTACCAGTTGGGGTATGTTTTATACACTCTATTAGTTGTTTGTTTGCTACATCTAGTGCTTTATGATATTTTATACCAGAATCACAACCAGCTTCTAAACTAGGTAAATGACCTATAGCTTCTCCAACAGTAACTATTTTTTCTTTGTTTGGCAATTCCCAACTCAAACCTTTTCTATAGATTCGGTAAAATAATCTTTTTCTTTTTTGTGGGACACCATATTCACTACAATCCAAAACATCATACTCAACATTATACCCTAATTTATCAAATTCAGTTTTAAGGTGATTCGCTAAATCAACACCATTTATCATAACCTTATTTATTTGCATTACATTTTCTATCAAAACATAATCAGGATAAACTATTTTACAATAGTCTATCACCCTTAGTGTTAAGAAATTTCTTTTATCTAACATGTCCCTCCTACCAATAAGACTAACACCTTGACAAGGTGGGGTAGCAATGAGAAATTTAACATCATTTCTAAGTGATTCTTTAACAACACTATCAAAAATATCATTATCCAAGATATCACCACAAATCATATTATTTTCTGGATGGAGAACTTTATAATAATTAGACCTTTTACGAATCAGTTCGTTAGCAACAACAATTTTTAACGAATCAGGTAGCATTAATTCTGCAATACCGCAATTAGAAAACAAACTACAACCATTAATCATTTTTTTATTCCTTTTTAAAAAATTATATTTTATCATTATAACACAACTTAATTTTAAAAGGAGAATAGGAAAAATGGATAAAGAAGATTGGGAAATAATACCTAAAGTTAAACCCGTAAAAACTAAAAAAGAAACTATAATAAGTCAATTATTATATAATGGAAATATAGATTCTTCCATAGAATATAAAAGGATTTTTGATTTATCAGGTGGTTATTTTTATTTTGATATTGAATTGAAAAAATTACCACAACAAGCATACGGATTATTATTATGCTTATACGGTGATTCTATATATGATTTAAAAACAGAACATAAAAATACTTATAGTGGTAATTTTTTTTGTGAGGTAGATGTTATTAATGGTATAAAACATACTTTTATCAATTTTAATGTTAAACATTTAGGTAATTTCATAAAAACGAAAGCTGGTTTAGAGGTTGACGATGGTTCGTATGACTACGAAAAATTACTTATGGATGGTAAAATAAAAAAATAATTTATTGAATTGCATTTTTATTGTTGACAATAAAATAAATGTGTAATATATTATATTCATAAAGCAATAAAGCTTTATAAAACAATTTTATATATATAAATCAAAATTTACTAAAGGAGTTTAATAATGATGCAAGATTTAATATCATTTAAAAAGGATAAAGAGTATTATTATATTACTTTATTTAACATAAAGAGTAATGTATTTAATACAACTCATTATTCTTGTTGGGATAGTTTAGTAGTTAAATTAATTACTAATTATGAAAGTTTAAATAGCAGGCTTCAAGACTATACTAATGATAAAGCAGAAGCATATACATATAATAGGTTGTATCCTAAGTATGATGCGGTTGCAAAAACATTATCATTTAAGATAGTTAGAAGATTATCTAATGAGGGGTTAAAACAAAAATTAGATATGGAAGAATTATCATTATCTCAAAAAATAACTCAAAAATTCGTTGATTTACAATTTTATAATAAGAGTTGTGATGATACTTGTTGTGATGATTATTGTAATCAAGATTCATATCATGATAAAAACGGGTGGTGTGAGGATAATAACCCAACTATTTTTTTACACGATGGAGCAGTCGCTAAATTTAACAAGGAAAAAGATAAATATCTTAAATTGTTAGAATTTACTGATTTTGAAATATATGAATTAGATAATGATTCATATAGAAAAACATTAAATATTAAATTTAAAAGAAAAAATAAAGATACAATTAAAATTATTAAGGAATAAAAAAATGGATAACCTTAAATCTTTTTGGATATATGGGGATAATACTAAAAAAAGAATATTCCCAAAATGTAAAAAAAATGGAATAGTTAATTATAATATGGGTTTTGAGTATCATAAATATACTTTAGAATCTTTAAGCAAGCAAATCAACGATATTATAAAGATAATTATATCTAACGGTTATGAGGTAGATATTTATAA